GCGTTAGATTCCCCGAATCCGCCGTACCGGGAGGCGGTGTTAATCTTTAACAAAATAGAAATCAATTTCCTGCCACTTGCCGCCGACTTTCCATTGATGGCGCGTGGTTGAATGTTGACGCGGCTTTTTATGTCTTGATACATCCTCAAGCTTTGTCCTAGTCCTCAGACCACCCAAGGACAGAAGGTGTACCACTTGACGGCTTAATCCATTTTTAGATGTACTGATTACTTTAAGCATAACCACCCCCTTACTCGAATTGTGAGTTGATTAAATAAAAGGCTTCTTATCCTTGGATTCAAACTCTTTTAGGACATCTTCGGCTGACTGGCTCCAATCCAGTTTATCCTTGATCTCATTAGCCAGGTGCATAGCGTCCTTCTTACGTTCCAGTTTACCTTTGACTTTAAACCCGGAAAGTAAATGAGTTACGTTCCAGTAATTCCAAGAGTCTTTATGCACCCCTAAAAACTCACTGGCAGTTGCGTAACCCTTTACGGATTGCTTGTCCTTACTTCCCATAATGTCAAGCTCTATGGTAATCATAACTCTCCCTCATTTAATTGGTGCATAGATGCCGGAGTCGGTTATAATAATGCCGCTTTGGCCTCAGCTTCATCAGCTTGTTTGTTATATTTCCCTGGGTTCATTCCACGGTTCGCTAAATCACGCCACATTCCAGCGTTTCTTAACAGCCTCTCTTTTTCGGTGAGCTGTTGACATTGGGGAGGCTGTAACCCATCAGGGCCAAATAGTTCTTTAACAAACCGTTTCATGTAGGCATCCTTGGAACGTTTAGATATTTTACCGGATGGCGAAAGTATTGAATGATCTATTGAAGGCCAATTAGCTTTCATTTTTGCTCCTTCAAAGCGTTAATATCAGCACAGCCATAAGCCAGAGGATCGCGGCTATGAACATAAACTCAAATACGTCCCACCAGGATTTAAACATCCTCAATAATCTCCCACTTGCCGATTGTGTTGCCGTTTGAGTCTTTCAAATTCCCTTTTTCAAGGTCCATCATAATAGCGATCTCGCAATTTTCCAGAACCTCGCAAAGTGCTGGACGGTCCAAACTACCGCAATCCAATTGCATACCAGCATCATTAAGGCCGACTTCGAGTTTAAATTTCATAACCTTACCCCCTTACCACGTTATCGACATACTTTGAAATGAGTGCGTTCAATTCATTTAAAGCCTGGTCCATCTTGTTCCTTTTCTCTGGAATAATATCCATCCATTTATCAGCTAAGGAAAAGCCGAATGCCTCACAAGTTTGGCCATAATGCTTGACTGCTTCTCTTAACTTGTGCGCGTCACTGAATTTAGGTACCGTGATTGTCATAACCTTACCCCTTTCAAAAGTTAATGCTCCAATAGATCAACACGGAACCCCATCCGGTCAATCCGGTAACACACCTTTCCAGCTTTCAAAATGATTTCATCGTACTTTTTGAAGTGCATCCGCTTACAGTAATTGATTTCCCGGATCGCGTGATATGAAACACCGTTGATTAATACCATGCGGTTAGGAAGTGCTTCCCAAGAGGGAATGGAAAGGCCAATTAATAGTATTATGGTTTTCATGATATGCCTCTAGGACATGTAAAGATGTAAGAATACATTGACAGGTGGATAAGGAATTTATTTTGTATTGACATATTCCCGCGTATGATAATGCTTAAAATAATGATGGTAGTGAAAGCCCTTAGTACCGGATTCAAAAACAGTAGGATTGCCACGCTTGGAAAACATGTACATGAATTTATAAGCAGAGTTTTCCGCGTCCTTGTCAGGAACCAGCAACCCTTCCCTGATCGCATCCTCGAAGGCTTCATTGGGTGAAAACATTTCAGTCTCTTTTGTGTAAATTCCCATGATTTTATACTCCCTTTTGATGGTGATTAACTCTCCGCAGAAACCGACCAGGGCGGACCCTGACAAGCTCCGGTGGGGGGTTAATAATTATTCAGGCAATACCACTTTTCATGGACGAGGAGATACTGCTTATACCAATATTTTGCTCTATGTTTATAAAATGCGATCACATGGTGATTCATTTTAACACCTCTCGGTTCAATTGATAATCTCTTCGCCTTTTGTTCGCGTTGTGGTGCTGGGGTCAACTTTATAGGGTTTCCCCAAACAATTCCTTTTCCAGCTTCTCAATATATTTGAGTAACTGGAGATTATGGGGCAAGCCAGGAAATGCTTTTCTTACTCGGTCCTGCATACCATCCACATACCATAGATTAATGCGTTCCTCTTCGTGCTCCCTTTTTATTCTAGCTCGTTCAGCGGTTGTCATGTCTTGATCTCCCTTTGGTTCAATTGATAATCAGGCTTAATCACCTGTTAGAAGGCTCCAGAATTGAAGCCTTCCGGCGGGGGGTTAATTTGGCGACAGGCTCGAAAAATCTCCCTTATTGCATTCTCTGGCGACCGCTTCACAGCAACTTTTTGAGCTAATGTACAGGGCGGCATGGTGCAGGTTTTCAGAGTCAAATACCTCATAACCAACCCCCGACCAATGCGGCCTAATTTGATATTTCATCTTATCCCCTTATTCTCAATTGATAATCACAATTTTACAGTAGACTCAATTCCAATCTGTCTTGCACAGTCTAAGCCAATAGGGAAGCCTTCATGCTCATCAAGTTTGTCGTCTGGATGAATCACTTGATCCCAAATATCACGCTCAAAAAATGCCCATCTGTGAGCCTTGCCATTGAGTGACCGTTGACAGCGGCAACAAAAGAAATCACTGGTCGGGTCTTTTCTATAGTCTGGATCAAGGTATGTTGTTCTCATAATATTAAAAGATATGCAATCACCATGCCAAAGTAATGAAAGTGAATGATATTAAGCAGTTAAAGGAGGCGGCGCAAGAACCATGCCAAGAAAGGTGACAAATAACGCGCAGGGTATACCGAATAACCAATCAAATCAAATAGTTACCTATGACAATTTGCGTCACCCCTTGTGACAATAATTATTACCCCCAAAAGCAGTTGTAACGGATTCGTTACAGTTTGTAGCAGATTTGATACAGCCCAAAAAGAGTGTAACAGAGATGTTACAGTCTATTCAGGGTAAGTGAATATTGAAGCTAAGTGTAACCTGTTCAATGTGATTAAACTGCACACGCTAAGCATCTGTATTTAAACCTGTTATAATTGCCTTGGCCTACACTGTCTTGGGGTAAAAAGAAGCCAGAAGATACTTTATTAACAAAAACAGCATTGAATAATAAAGAGTTGGGACTATTGTCTCTAAGTTATAGGCGTCTTCTATAACTCATATTAACAGTCAAGCTACTGAATCATAAGGAGTTGAGACTATTGTCTATGCTCACTATTGTATTCCTCTGTGCGTGTCTGGCTACACCCCTATGGAGGACTTGTTAAGAAAGTAAGCCCCTATAGGGGTATATATTTTATTATTATAAAAAAACATCATATATAACAAGGGCTTAGAGTATTTCTCTCCCGCTTTCTCTCTCCGGGGTTTTCTCTTGCTCGCTCGCCTGGTTGGGTTGCTTAGCAGCTTAGCTTCTTAGCAAGTCCTTAGGGGGGGTGTTTGGGGGGAAGGGCAGAGAAAGAACTTAGTGAACATAGACAATAAGGATAGATGCTTTAGAATCATATAGTTAACTGTTAAGATGAGTTCTTTTTTTCGCATGAACTTAGAGACAATAAGGATTAGGCCTTTAGAATTGGATAGTTAGCTGTTAATATGAGTTATATAAACAGAGCAACATGCGTTTTAGTCATTAGAGTCCTACACTTAGCTGTTAATATGAGTTCTTTTGGGATTGAGAGGCGATCTGAGGGCCTGAAAGCATGTGACATGCAAGGGTTCCAGATACCTGGGAATAGCTTGCTCCTGTGTGTCTGGCTAAGCCAGGCTCTAAGATGCTAGCATAGTAGTATTATATTCTAAGGCTCTAGCCCTGTGCCTGCTCACTCCCCTGCCTCAGTGTCACTGTGACTGTAACTCAGTCGATCACAGCCTATCAGGGAGTGTCAATGTAAATAATAGACCCCCCAGGGCCCCCAACCGGAGTTGTGGAGATAGCGATGAAGCTGAATTTCAAAACACGCACCAAATTTTCAGATTCGCACTTTATTGTTGACATTTGAGTGTAAGAAGTCTAATCTTGGTTTGAAAGGAGATTCATCATGGATAATGATAGTAGAAGTCGATTACAATTTATGTTGAGCCATTTCAGTGAACTTGTGGACCTGTATCCACAAGCCCACAAAGCACTTAGATTTATGGAATCTAGGGTGATTGAAGTCAATGAGGCTCTAAACGTAAAGCAATGCAAGCAATGTGGAAAAGCTTTCCTTCAGAAGGGGTATACTCAAAGAACTCTATTTTGCTGTTCCAAGTGCAAAGATATCTGGCACAATCACAATAAAAAATAAAATTACAGTCACTGTTATTCTATTACAGTTTCCACTTGACACCTTGAGGATGGGGGATTATCTTTGCAAGGAAGGAGGCAAACCATGGCAACAGATAATGATAGGTTGGACGGGATTAAAAGGAGAATGGCAAAGTACCGTGAAATGCCGACTGTTGATTTTAGATGGCTCATCAAGGAAGTGGAGCGGTTCCGTTCTGAATTACAAACTTCAAATGATTGTCACATCAGTGAAGTTAATAGATTCACCAAAGAGCGTGATGATTTAAAGGAGTTAAATGCAGAACTCGAAGCCGATATCATTAATTACAAGCAGGTTGAAAAACACTATCTTTCACTGATAACTATACCACTAGAAGAAGAAAAAGTTTAGGGGAGAAAGTGAGGATGATGACTATGGATGAAGAACTCCTAAAGATTTTGAGAGAAGCCTTTGAAGTGCAGGAGCAGAAAATGCTCGCATATCTCAGTGTTGACATATTTGCCGAGCCCGTCAATTCAACTCCCGACACCGACTGGGATCTCGAACTGAAGAAACTTGTGGAGGAGGGAAGGGAATGAGTGAATGGACGCAAATGGCCGGAGTAATCTCTTTTGACAGTCGTGGAAGTGAAACTTCGTTAGAGCAGTTGGAATTTGACATCAATGATGAAGCGCGTCCATACGGATCTGAGGGGCCAATGCACTTTTCTATTGGCTGTACAGGTCGATGGGACACATTGGTATTCACTGGTAACCTACGAGATTTTAGTGAAGAAGAGATTGAAAAATATCTGATTCCATATTTCGGGCATATAATTCAAATTTTAAAATACAGCCAGAACCATGCAAGGGACGGCATAATTTCTATGTGGTCAAGTCGAACAAAGCCGATCATTTTGATCTATGACCAGTCAGTGGGCAATTGGTTAGTATCAAACGATGCCTTTCCAAAGTTTTGGGAGAATCAACCATGATCCAGATACTCTCTAACGACCTTTTAAGCTCAACTGCCGAAGCCTACGTCAATCCAGTCAACTGTGAAGGTGTTATGGGTAAAGGACTGGCACTTCACATGAAAAAACAATTCAACCTGAACTTTAAATTTTACGAACAAGCCTGTAAAAGTGGGGAGCTGAATATTGGAACTGTTCTTGTCTCAGCAACAAGACTTGAGAGGCCGCACCCAAAATACATCATAAACTTCCCGACAAAGAGCACTTGGAAGAAACCTTCGGAACTTGTTTATATTACAAAGGGATTAAAAGCCCTGGAACAAACGATTGAGAGACTAAACATTAAATCAATTGCGATTCCGGCTCTCGGTTGTGGTCTGGGTGGACTCAATTGGAATCATGTTCTTCCCAAGATCGAGGAAACTTTTTCGAGGCTTCCTGATGTGGAAGTTTTTTTGTACAGGCCGAAGAAATGACAAGCGAAAGAAAATCCGACAAGCGGATGATTAGATTTAAATCCCTAGAACAGATGGATTCCATCCAGCGTGCTATAGATTTATTGAACGCAACCAGCGAAGTTGGCCAGCGTGCTAGTTTCAACAAATTTGTAGTAGACTCTGCTGCTAAAGAAGCCAAAAGCATTATTAAAAGAGTATTAAAATGACCCGTTACTGCAAATGCGATCAGTGGAAAGAGTTGGAAGAAAAGCGTCTTTCTCATATTGGAACAATATCCCCACAAGAAACAAGAAGTGTTGAACTTTCCAGCTTCCTCTTCTGCCCCTGGTGCGGAGTCCGACTTGTCTCTCCCTGCTGGCACTGTGGCTCTCCATCGGACGAGCAGACCGGAAATACCTTATACTGGGAAGGTGAGAAGAACTTCTGCTCGGTGGAATGTGTGATGGAAGCTGAAATGGAAAAGAGGAGGAATTGATGGGTAGTGATGGAGGTCAATTTAATTCTTTGATTGAGGTTTTACAGTTTGTGAAATGCCCAATGTGTAATGGTGTTGGCGAAATAGAAAGCAAAAAGAAGGCCGATGAAATATGGTCGCCTTGGGGTCAATTATTATCGCGGGTAAAACATGAGTGTATTGGCTGTTACGGGAAAGGATGGGTGACGGTGTGAAAGTTTGTACTGATTGCAGTCACATCTGGCCTAACTATTATAATCTGTCCTATTCGCATTGCTTGGTTGCCAGGGAGGATTACTCCTCTAACGGACGAGACAGTTATGGGTTGTGTTCCAGTTTGAATAAAAAAGGAGATTGTTCGAGTTTTGAACAAGCTCGTAAACCCGTAAAAGTCACTCTCTGGAAATATATGAAGGAGCTTTTTTCGTGACCTACTACCTCCTCCTCATGATACTCTTCAATCGTCCCGGAGAGATTACCGACATATTCCACATCGATACGATCCAGGGACAAGAACAGTGCATGAAGGAAATGAACCGCCTCAGGGATGAACCCGGTCATCAAAGAGGGACTTGGTTCTCCTGTGTACCATTAAAGATTTCTGTTGATAAGACTGAGGATAGTATATGAATTCTTGTAGCTGTAAAGACTGGGAAGCAATTGGAAACCTCTTCCACGAAGCGATTGGGATGATCCACATTAAATACTGCCCGTGGTGCCGTAGTGAACTGTATCAACGTGAAGTTCCCTATGTACCCCAAGATCTTACTGAGAAACCCTTTCATGATCCGACCAATCCAAATCTTGATTTAATTCAAGGAATGGGGCGGCTTGGGCCAGGAGAACCTCCCGATGAACCAAAAGCAGCTTAAATTAAACAAACTTTACTTTGGAGTCTTAAATGCAAGTATTCAAAAGTATTCGACAAAGGTTAAAAAAACTTAGGGGCGGCCTGAAAATGTCTTGGACTATTTTAAAGGCGGTTAACGAAAATAGGGGTGATGTTGTCAGATGCAATCAGAATTATTGGGTTCACTCTGATGGCATTAGAGAGGGATACGTTTATCTGGTGATGCCTGTAGATTGTAAACCTGTTAAAGATCTTTATGATGACTGGGGGATTTCTCTATGAACCAAAAACAACTTGAACGCAAAGTCCGGTACTGGCAGAAGAAGTTGAAGCTCGATCATTGGGATATTTCCTGCGCGTTGGTCGGGGATAAGGCTATCGAGGGCTGGGGGTTCTCTTCGGTTCAGACGGATTATCTTAATTCACACATGAAAATAAAAGACCCTCGATTTTACGAAATACCAGAACATGAAAAAGAAGAGGAATTTGAAAGGGCAGTAATCCATGAGCTATTGCATTGCCATACTGCGGCATTGAGGCCAAGGAAAGCAAAAGGAATTGTATCTGACGAAGAAAAATGTGTAGTATTGCTTGAAAGGGCTTTCTACGACCTTCACAAGGAGATTTATGAATGAGTGAAGGCACTGGTATTCCAAATCACGAACTCCCCGCCCTCCAAGCTTTTCCAGAGCTTGAATCCGCTCCCCCTTTATCCTACGCTCCCATCGAAGAACTCAATGATCGCCACCGCGCAATCGCCCAAATGGAAATCATGGGTTACAAGAACAAACAGATTGCAAGAGAACTTAATTGCCACCAGATGACCATCCACCGAGTCAGGAGTTCTCCAGTCTATAAAATCTATATCGGTGATCTCAGAAAACAGGTGGAGGAAGCCTCGGTCTTCGATGCCACGAAGTATTTGGACCGAATCACGGAAAAGACCATGCGAACACTGGAGCATCTCATGGACGATGCTGATTCTGAAAATGTCCGTGTCTCCGCAGCCAAGGAACTCTTTGACCGACAGATGCCGAAGGTGTCCAAGACCCAACACGAGGAAACCAAGATAATCGAATTCGGAGATTCCGTTCAAAACCTGGCAGCAGCTCTGGCGGATAATCTGAGCATCAAACCGGAACAACTCACTGGAAAATCCGATGAAGAAGTGATAGATTTGTTGGAAGGAGAGATTGATGCCGCACCAGAAATCCACCAAACGCAAGAACAAGAAACCCAAGAGGCCCCTCAGCAGAACCAAGGCCCGGAAGATTCTTAGTGACAAGGAAGTCAGAGGGAAGCCACTGACAGAGAAGCAACGTGGACTATTTGGAGCTATTGCTTCGGGGCAGAAACTTAAAAGGAGAAAGAAATAGTGTACCGTGATGCAGTAAAAGAACACGAGGAAAAAAAGTTACGGGAAAGACACGACTTAGCTGATCCAATGCAGTATCTGATTAAGCACACTGTTTGGTGTTCACATTGCCGGAAAGATTTTGATATCGGACTTTCGCCGGATTACTTGAAAGAAAGAATGAAAATGCTTAAAAGGAGAAAGAAATGAAACTCTTAACTGTCTTATTTGTAATCCTGACGCTTTCTGCTTGTATCAGCGTCCACCCCCCAGATAGTTGTAGTAGAACCAGTCATGTCTGGGATAACTCGTGTCGTGGAGAATGTGGAGGAAAAAAATGAAAACGATTAACGAGAAATCATTTGAAGTACCTGAACAAATTCGGGAGCCTGTCATGGTGGCAATGGGTGAGGCTTCTATGTGTTGGCAGACCCCGGGTGGGGCAGGTGAGTTCGACTCAACAAATGCCAAAAGTGTGGGAGATCGTCTGTGTCAAACAATTATGGCAGAATTTCAAAGAATGCAGGAGATTCCAGAATGAAAATAGAAAATGATTTCCAAGCCGATACTACTCAAACTTGGATTGCAAGAGTCAGCCGACATATTGTAGATCTAGGCCACATGGCCAGAGCCTCATCTACAGATGTAAGTGACCAGATAGTCATAGCAGAACGCCTCAAAGAAATCCTGCAAGCATCCTTAATTACTTACACAGAGGAAAGAAATTATGGGAACGCACCCCAACAATCCAAAGAAGAAACAGAAGGACGAGTTCGGGAATCAGGTAAAGCCCCAGTCGCCAACCCCGAAGGAGATAATCCAGCAAGCAAAAGAACGAAGCACCAAGGGAAGAAAACGGAGGTAGACCATGATCTATCAAGTAAAAGTTTTCAGTCCAGAAGGTAAACTCAGAAGAATAGTCTCATCCAAAACGCTGACCAGAAAATCCTTGAAAGAGGCTCTGTCGAGAGGCCAACTCGCTGCATTTCCTAAAGGCGGGATGACTATGACGCTCCTGAGAAAGTGGCGGGAATTTACGAATGTATTAGATGGCATCTCTGTCGGAAGAAGTGATCGTTGATGGACATACTGGATACACTTTCAAAGGAATCCCCACAATACATCCCCCCACCCCCAAAACAACTCCTGGACCGGGAACTCGTCATCCAGAAAAACGGGGAACCCCGTCAAGCAGGAACCACAGACCCTAATGGCCGCCTTCTAAAACTTGTCAAAAAGAAAGCTGAAACAGACCTCCACTTCTTCTGCAAAGCTATTCTTGGCCTCACCCGTTTAACAAATCACCTCCACCGTGAAGTCTGTGAGTTTATCCAGAAGATTCCCCCGTACAGAAAGCTCATCATGCTTCCACGAGATACGTTCAAGTCCACGATAGTCTCCAAAGGACTTCCAATCCATAAGTTTATACAACCCAAGGAAAGCAATGTCTATTGGCCCGGACATAACGGACTGGAATGCAAAATCCTTTTATCCTGCGAGACAGAGCATCATGCTTCCAAGCATATTCAATGGATTCAGCAGCACTTCGAGAGAAACGCATTACTCCGTGTCTTATGGCCCGACAAGTGCTGGGATGCTCCTCGAAGACAAGCCCGGAAATGGAACAGTTCTATGTTCTTTCTTCCTAGAGACCTGTCATTTGAGCAGTCCGATCCTACTATGCAGGGAATCGGTGTAGGCGGTGCCATCACAGGCGGTCATTTCACTGACCTCATCAACGACGATCTCATCTCCCTTGAAGCACGAGGCTCTGAATCCGTAATGGAAACTGCTAAAGAGTGGCAAAGAGTTTCCCGGCCTATGATGGAGGACTTGGATATATCACAAGAGTTTACAGTCGGGACACACTGGGCAACTAATGATCTCTACGCAGAAATGATCGAGAATGATCCTACAGTATCCGTCTACAAACGCTCTCTAATCGAGAATGGGAAGATCATCTTTCCCGAAGAATTCTCCAAGCAGGCCGTTCACAATCTCAAAGAATCCCTCGGCCCCCTGTTCTCCCTACTCTACCTGAACAATCCCCGCGACGCAGGACTCACAGATTTCCGGGAATCCGATCTCCGCTTCTACGAAGAAGTAGGCAATGATTTCATTTTTGAGGATGACGAAAGGGATCAGAGTATGGTAGCCTTGATGATGGCTGAACCTGAGAAGGAAGAACCGAAGAAGCCTGAGTACAAACAATATGCTTCTTGGGCTGACATAGAATTCAAACGAGATGCTTGGATAACTGGGAAGTTTTGTTAATCAATCTTAAACTCATGGATGAAATTTACATGACCTCATTTGACGATTTGAAACAATATCTTGGTTTAAGGTCTTCAGAAATAACCGGAAGGACAACTGAACTGCTCGGCAAGAAAAACAAGACTCAAGAAGTTATCTTGGAACTTGAAAGGCTTAAAAGTAAATCATTTGAGTTTGATCGTATTGTTAGATTTAGAACAAACACTGAATTTATGGACGAGTCTGAATATTATATCAGACTAAAAAAACTTTTCGGTTTTTGAGGAGAAATAATATGTCAGAAGATAACTGGAATCATCACGAAGGAAAAAATAAATGTAAGACTTGCATGTGGTTTGTTTTGAAGCAACCCCCAGTTTATATCGTTAAAGGGAGTTTTAGTAAGATTGTAGAAGCGAGGCCGGGAAAAATTGTTCCTGTGGAAGAAGCCGAGTCTGTACGAACCACTGAATCCAATATTGGTCGTTGTCGCCGAAATGCGCCTACCTTGAATGGTTGGCCTGTAGTGTTTGTTAGTGATTGGTGTGGAGAACATAAACTGGACGAAACTAAAATCTAATGGGAAAAATCCTCTGGCTCGACACAGAAACCTCCGGCATAAACGCCTTCACAAACGATATCATCCAAATCGGTTATTTAATCGAAATCGACGGCCAGATGATGGAAGAATCCGAAATCTTCATGAAGCCCGGTCCCGATTCAGTCATTTCTCCAGAAGCTCTCATGAAGAACAAGTTCTCCGAAAAGGACTTCGAGAGTTTCCAATCCCAATCCGAGGGAATCTACAAATTCGAGACTGCTCTGCAACGCCACATAGACCGATTCGATTCCAGAGACAAGTTCGTGCTTGCAGGCTACAATGTAGGCTTCGATGACAAGTTCCTCCGAGCAGCCTTCAAGAAAAACAAGAACGACTACTACGGAGCTTACATCATGTGGGCCAAGCTGGATGTCCAATCATTCCTCGCTCGATACCTGATCGAGACAGATACCAGTCTTCCCAATCAAAAGCTGGAAACTGTCTGCCACCACTTCGACATCGAGTTCGATGCCCATGATGCACTGGAGGACATCAAAGCAACAAGGAAACTTTATACAATCTTAACTGAGGAGAAGGAACATGAATCAGGATAAAGTCGGCTATCTTCGTCTTACTTATAAAGACTTAAAAGAGATCCTAGACTTGCCAGAAGGAGTAGAAATCGTAGGAGTCGGTTCGGGGGCTCTTGTCCACGAATTCAACGCTATTCACATCACACTCTCCAGTCCTCAGTTTCCCAACGTCCCTGAAGGAGGTCCAGTTCCCAGAGTTCGTTGGGAACAGATTGAAGCATGCAGAAGCTCTCAAGAGACTACCTCATCTCCACAGTCTGCTTCCTAGATCCAGCCGGAGGCAAGGAGAACAAACAAAAAACCAAAGCCCGATCTGCAATCGTAGCAGTCTCCTCCGATGCAGCCAACCGAATCTTTGTCCGTGAAACATGGGCTGAACGCTGTGCCACCCAAAAGATCTACCAGAAAATCTACGAATTCAACGCCAAGTACAAGCCTGAAGTCTTCGGCATTGAAGGCAACGCCCAGCAAGGACTCTTTGCGGATTCAGTCTCTCTTGATGCTTACGAAAAAGGAATCAACCTTCCTTCCCAGTCCATAGTCCACCCTACCTCCATGAACAAGGACTTCAGGATCAGAACCCATCTTCAGCCGGTAGTCTCCCAAGGCCGCCTCTTTGTCAAGAAATCCCAGTATTCCCTTCTGGAAGAAGTCTTGGACTTCCCCATGTCCACCATTAAAGACATCATCGACGCTTTGGCCTCAGCAGTCAGTATCCTCCCCAAGCAGACATTTGTCTCCAAGGCCTCGGATGAAACCCAGGCCTACTTGGATTACCTTAGAAACTCAGGAGCCCCAGTGGACTATATCGAACAGCAAGCCAGAATCCGCTCCAGAGATGACCTTCACATCAATACAATGGATGACTATCTTCAACTCGTCAAAGGAGGTCATTAATGAACTGGCTGAAATTCCTGAGAAAAGTCTTAGGAAATGGCAATGGAATGAATGTTATGCAATATCTCCAAACGGAGATAAAGCCTTCTATCACAGGACTTCAGAAAGGTCATGAACACCTTACAGAGATGGTGGCAGAACGACCGACCCGTACAGAACTGGATACCAGACTTGACAGGATTCACAAAAGAATAGATACTAAACAGGATAAACAATAAGGAGATATCTTATGACTGCAACACCGAAAGCATCGAATTTCAGAGAAAAGAATCAATTCTCAATGGGACAGTCTGGAGGAGGTCCAATCATCACGCGCAAGAAAGGCCTCAAGACCAATCCCCGAAAAGGTGGCGGTATCAACCGTTCCACTCAAGGCACCAAACAAAAGTAACATCCTTCCCTTCCTTCTCATATCCTTTTCAAAATCCAGCCTCTTTACTCCTTGGGTAAAGATAGGTTAAATACTATCAGGCGCATTTGCGTCCCAACACCAGGAGCACCTCATGACGCTCACCAATTTCCCGAATGGGATTACATCGTTTGGAATTCCAATGGTAGGGTCCAGTGACCTTACAACCACAGGTAACATATTCTTTGTAGATTCCGGTAATACCGCTCGTGGCGACACCCCAGACAAAGGTTCAGCCCCAGACACCCCGTTTTCAACTATCGACTTCGCAGTAGGCCGCTGTACGGCAAACAACGGAGATGTAATCTTCGTTATGCCGGGACATGCTGAAAACATCTCGACAGCCACCTCTCTGGTCATGGATGTAGCTGGAGTCCGTATCATCGGAATGGGCTGGGGTCGTTCCCGTCCAGTGCTCACTTACACGGCAACTGGCAGCACCGTTGAAATGGATGCTGCAAACTGCACTCTCGAAAACATAGTGTTCGTCGCCGGAATCTCAGCAGTCGTAGTCGGTATTAACGTAGACGCAGCCGACTGTTCCCTCGTTAACTGCGAGTTTGACTTTTCTACTACCGCTTTCGACTTTGTTACGATAATGAATATTGCTACTGTGGATAGAGCAGCAGTGCTCAATTGTCGATTTATCACTGAGAACGGAGTTGCTGGAACGGCTACTGGTATTAATTTAAATAGTGCTGATGAAGTTCAAATTATTGGAAATCGATTTATAGGTGATTTCACAAACGGTTGTATTAGAATGACTGGAGTTGCTTCGGATAGTGTAGAAATCCGCGACAACAGGATGTGGAACGGCTCTGCGACTGCTCGTGGCATCAGCAATTTAGTCGGCTCTAATGGAATCATTCGAGATAATACCTTCAGTTACGAAGACGATCAAGCACACGCTAACCAACTCTTTGTTGCAGCTTCCGGCTCTACACTCAACTGGCAAATTACAGTTCACCGTTCAAGTGTCTTTGATGGAGGTACTACCAACTCTCATGGAGACCTCGCTGGGACCAATGACCCATACACGATCTTCACTGTAACCGGAGATGTTATCATTGAGGCTATCTGGGGCATCTGTAATACAGACCTTACTGGAGCCTCAGCAACGATTTCAGTTGGAGTCGTCGGCAGAACGGCAGGACTCATTGCATTAGAAACTGCAACTGAGATTGACGATGGCAATGTCTACGTCAGTGCTACTCAAGCTGTTGGTGTTGCAGCAATCTCAAACACAGGACTCTTTGCCATTAATGACAGTCTTGACATCATCGAGACTCCACTAACTGCCAATGTTACTGGAGGTCAAATCGACTACTATTGCATCTGGGCTCCGGCAGAAGACGGTGCTTCGATTATCGCTGCTGCTGCTGTTACCTGATGCGTTGGAGAATCTATTACGGTGATCCGGATGGCATGGTCTATGACGGAGACCTATTCTGTAATTCATGAAACATTAATATAAGAAAAGAATATAGGAGAAGAATAATGGTAGCACTTATGAGGTTTCACAGGGATAGAACCCAGGTTGCTGTTACTCTATCTGATGAAACTCTAACAGTTATTGATACGATTATGACCGGTGATAGAGATTCACTATCAATACAACTTGCTAACGCCGGAAATGTGCTGGATCAGTTTGAGGTTGCTGGTCAGGTTGTTGTGAACGGCACTTTTGAGGTGTTGTTCAATGCGGCAGCTGACTTCACGAGTCCTGCGGGTATTCTCATTGGGGCTAGTGGTGATCTTACAATATTGGCGGATGCAGCTACTGGATGGCTCCTTTTATATCCCAAGGGATTCTATGGGCTAAGGATAAGAGCTGCAAGGGCCGCTGGAGCGAATACTATTCTTACAATGAATAGTGGTGGAAGTTAATTATGTCTCCTTGGTCAATAGAATATGATCCTGTGAAGGGGGTATTACACCCCTTCCCATATGCGCCTATTATGGGAGGAGCGCGTCCGTTTATCTTACTAGATGCTAAGAAGGGATTAACCTTCAACGGCTCCGGTGCTGACCTGATTGACGAGGACTTTACAGTTGATCCGGGTTGGACTGAGTTTGGTGATTCCAGTGTTGTCAATGGTAAAATAGTTTCTAATACTGTTGCTGGGGTGGACGCTTATTCAGTTAAAACTTTTGCCGCTCAAACAGAATTATGGGCTGAAGCTATTATTAGTTTTGATTCTTTTAGTTTTGGTGCTACTCATTCGGCTGGAGTATTTGCGTTACATAGCCTTAGCGGTATAAGGGTAGAAATTTATCTTGTTGAGTCGAGCGGAATAAAATTTGCAGCAGGTTATGCTGACGATGCGGGAGCAAATGATGCAACATTAAGTTCTCCCGTTCCTGTTTTAGGGAAAAAATATAAAATAACTTTGCATTATAAACAAGCAACGACGACCAGTTCAAATGATGGAATATGTGAAATTTGGATCGACACTATAAAGGTGCTGGATGAACAGACTGTCGATAATAATGCGGAGGATGGAGACCATATCGAAGTCGGGGGTAATCTTGCTAGCTCGCAAGCAAGTGTTCTCCAACGCACTGACGATGTAAAAGTCGGCACCACTGGGGCTTCTCCGGCACAAGTTACCAATTGGGCCGATCAGTCCGGTGATGGTAACAACGTACCACAGGCAACGGCGGTGGATCAGCCTGACTGGAATGTGAGTGATTCCGATTTTAATGGGAATCCAAGTGTTGAGGCAGATGGTGTTAGTGAGTCTTTAAAAAGCGCATTATTTTCAGGCGGAGACAAGGCGCAACCGAATTTAGTTTTTATAGTCCATAAAACTGTTTCTAATGTTGCTGCAAGCGATTATTTATTTGATGGTCACACTAACGCCGCAAAAAGGCATGCTATCTTTGATGGTTCGGGAGGTCCTAATCAGGAGATATTTGCCGGTACTTCGCAAGCTCTTTCATTGATTGATTTAAACGCTCATGTTAGCGCATACCTGTTTAATGGAGCGTCGTCTAATTCATGGGAAGATGGCGTGCCTACGATTCCTGCCGGGACGATTGGTGCTAATCCGTGGGATGGAATAACTTTGTTTTCCAGATTTAATGGTGCAAACTGGGGGAACAGAAAGGTGGCTTATCTTCTTGCTTATAACTCCAACTTTTCAGACGCCGCAATAAACTATATTGGCAATGTCCTCGCCGCAAGGTTCGGCACAACTTGGACGGATATATAATGGCTATTGACACCAAAGAAAGTGGGAGATAATTAATTATGCCATTTTGGAACCAAAGATCAGGCGGAGATTTAATAACAAAAGATGGTAAGACATCTCAGTATATAGCGAGTGGATTCACTGAAACTCACACCATCCATCTGGATACGCAGGCTATTATCACTCAGACTGCCTTCATGCTGATTGATTTGTCTGACATAATAAACTGGCCTCATTCTCTGACAGGGCATATAAATCTTGAATATATGATCCTTGAGGTTGATCCTGACAGTTCATATCTTGGTGAAGTGAAACTTGGGTTTCTCTCCAATGTTGATGCAACTAATGGCGACTTTCATCAAATTATAGATATTGATATGGCTAGAAAGTCTGATTTATTAGTAGAAGTGATAAATTTCGGCTCTCATGGATTTGATTGTGAGGCAGATCATCATTTTGGTCCTATAATGGCTGATAGTACCTTATTCCAAACAGATGTTAATTTAGAGGGGCCAGATGGAGCAACCAGTTATCCCTCAGGGAATGGTGATTTAGCTATGATAATTGAACGATCGGCGGGGTCAGTTGATGTTTCTCTCACAATTGGATATGAAGCTGTAACTTGATAGGATATTAACTACAATGGCATAGGAGAAAACCATGGCAATCAAAAAAGGGCTGGTCAACAAACCGCCCAGAACACCATCAAGTGAATTCAATCCACCGACACGACCGACCAATGTAGTCAAGCCTTCTCGTAGCGGTCAACCAGTTCGACTGACAAGGAAACGCTAATGTCTACGTTCAAGGTCACAGTCAATGTTGAACTGGATTCCCGCAGTCTTCCCGGATACCCAAAAATCCGTAGACTCGAAGTGGATGAGAACCAGCAATTCAAATATGAGAAGGCTACCGGAGCAGGCTTTACTGCGATACCCCTCGATCAGCTTGATGAGATTCAAGCACTCCTCCTTGAATCCGACCAGCAAGTCACCGTCAGATTAGACGGTCAAACTGATGCAGGTATAGTCCTCAACGCCGGTGGTCTTCTCCTCCTTTTAGATGTAGATATCGACGCAGGTGCAGGAACATCAAACGCATCACTGGAAAATACTTCAGGATCAACCGCAAACATTCAAGGATTAGGAGGTGGAACATAATGGAAAAGAAAACTAAAGCAATTATGGGAGTAGTTATCGCTATCGTTGCAGCTTTGATGGCTTTCGGTGTTGGAATGCCGGACTTTTTAACGAGTCTTCTCGGTATCGTACCGGAAGTACCAGTAGCACCAGTAGTGCAGTAGGTTGGATTTTCTCCTCCTGTTTATGGCCCTGTGCTCTCCATTTGTGCTCGTGATTTATTTAATGTATCGAGACTACAAGAAGGCAAAAAAGAAATGAGTGGTATCTATCTTATAATCGGATTCATAGTCTTCTTAGTGCTTGTAATCTGGAAAGTAAGCAGTTGGAGAATGTCCAGTAAAAAGGTGGATAAACTCGTTCAAGCCAATAAAATAAAGGAAAGAGTCGATGAAGCCGTCACTAAAAAAGAACTGGAGCATAAAAAGAATCTGTCTGCTGCTTCTGACTTTGAGCGTGCTACTCGGATGTGGAACGACAAGCCTCCCAAAGCTAGATAAGTTTGAGAGGCCTTCAAAGTTTCCTGAGACTTGTGACTGGATAGACGGGAAGTATGAGTGCCGCTCTGCAATCCTATGGGACCACTCTTCTGATTCCAAAAGTTGTCTCAGTCAGGACGAATTTCTTACGATCACGAAACATATTGTAATACTCAATCATGTGATTGATCTGCACGAAATCCAAGTCGATGAATGGAATAATCAGTAATGGTCACTTCTACAATTAACACAATTCCAGTAGCAGGGGCTTCATTTCTTGCTGTTCTCCAAAACTTTCTGCGTGAAGAAGACGCAGATAGATTCGATCTGATTCTAAATCCCTTTGTAGTCCAGAATGGTCTCCACGGTACAGGCGGCTCTCTCACAGGAGATCCCGGAGACACCATAGCCTTCCCTCAAGGCTTCTTCGTCAACGAAACTGGAACAATTGTCTACAACGATAATACAGCCCATCATTGGGTAATCATCTTCAAGGACACTACTACAGTTGTTGGGGGAGATTGGGTTCGGGTATCTGGTACTCATTATCTCTTCGATCCAGTTGCAGCAGTTCAGCCTTCAGTCCCTGCCGGAGGACTCATTCTAATGGATGTAGTCACTTCCGGTGGATCAATCACCACAGTCACCGACCTCAGAAACCTTTCAGCATTTGCAGTTCAGGAGGATGTATTCAAGGTAAAGGTTTCTTCAGATGACACTACAGCGAATACTCTTCTAGCTAAATTAACGGCTGGTGGTGGAATCACTCTGACCGAAACCAATCCAGGAGCCAATGAAGAAATTACAATTGATGCAGATGCTTTAAGCGTAGTCAGCACAAATGACACGACTCCGGGATTCATTGAAGACAAGATCACAGCAGGAGCTGGCCTTAAAGAAACTGTCCAGAATGCTTTTGGGGATGAAGACTTACTGCTCGATATAGACTTGGCAACCACTTCTGGGATGGAATTCACTGGGGGGAAACTTCGAGTCAACACAGTTGCTAATGGCGTAGTCGCAATAGATTCTAATGGGACTGTCCTTGATATTAACGGGACAGCGACAATTACAGGAGTTGTGGATGAAACTGCCGATACAGTAATTGTTCATGACGATTCCGCAACCGGGGTTAAAACACGAAAAGTTATCACTCAAGATTTAATTCCAATTGCCTCACAATCAGAGGCAGAGACTGGTACAAATAACACAAAGCGTATGACTCCGCTTAGAACGACTCAAGCCATTGGCGGCAGAACCGAAGTATTTACAGCCAGTGGTACTTATACTGTACCCGATAGAATTGCGTCAGTGTTTGTTATAGCTGTAGCCGCAGGAGGGCAAGGTGGTGGAGGTACTTCCGGTGCTAATACAGGGGGTGGGGGAGGCGGAGCGCAGATTATTAAAGCGGTTGTTACTGTAACTCCGGGTGGTTCTGAGACTGTTACGATTGGTGCTGGAGGGACGAGTGGTGGGGGCACAGGATCTCCTGGGAATGCTGGTGGCGACACCACATTTGGTTCTTTAGTTACGGCAAAGGGAGGCTCCGGTGGTGCTACCGCAAATCCCGCAGGAGCTGGTGGGGCAGCGGGTACGGGTAGTTCAACTACAGGCACTGATATAACTATCCCTGTTGCTCATGCAGGTACTGCCGGTGGTAGTGGAACTGGGGGTAATGGTGGTTCTGCTCCTGAAGAATGGGTTGAATTTAATGGTGGCCTCGGTGCAGCTAGTGGAAACGGTAATGATGCTACTCTATTAGGAAGCGGTGGTGGTGGCGGTAGCAGTAGCGCCCCTACTGTTGGTGGTGATGGAGCAGACGGTTATATGATAATAACCCCAATCGAGTAAAATTATGACAATTAACCCACTCCCAACAGCAGGTCCAGCATTCGAGAACGATCTCTCCACTTTCCTCTCCGAAGAGGACGCAGATCGTTTCAAAGATATGTTCACGGGCTTCATAGTCTCTGGTGGCCTTGGAGCAACTGCTGGAAGTCTCACCCACACTCCGACCTCTTTGACAGCCTACCCCGGAGGTCACTTCATTACAGAAACAGGCTCCATAACCTACCCAGACGACGCAACTCATGTATGGGTCATTTGCCACAAGGACACAACTTCAGTCGTCACCAATTGGACCCGCGAGTCTGGAACCCATTACCTCTTCAGGAATACCGGATCAGCAACTACTCCTACTGTTCCAACAGATTCAGCTCTCCTAATGAAAGTCACTACAGCCAGTGGTTCGATCACAGCAGTTGAGGATGCTCGAATCACTTATCCAGTGGTAATAGCAAGTATCATTCAAGTTCTCACAGGTCCGGGAGCGGTTGACATCGTTTCAAGAATCACCCATATTGTAACAACAGGAGCAGATGCTCTTACTCTGGTAGATGGTGTAGCAGATCAGCAAAAGTTTATTGTCATGAAAACTGATGGTGGAGTTGGAACACTTACTCCAGATAATCTCGGAAACGGCTCAACTATAACCTTTGATGATGTAGGAGATTCAGCAAGTCTTCTCTTCACCAATGCAGCATGGCATTTTATGGGAGGTACAGCTACTCTTGCCTAAACTCATAATCACACACCCAGAAATCGAGAAGCTCCAACCAAGTGCTGAAGCTATTCAGGAGCTGGAGAGATTTCTTAGTCACAACCTAGAAGACGACCTCTCAGCCCGTTGGCGGCAAGAGGTAGCTTGGCGGGAAGCCCTCCGTCAATACGATGCTCAACCCAGACAAAAAGTCCGAAATGTTCCAGTCGAAAACGCTCCCAACATAGAAATCCCGGTTGGAATGCTGGGAGTGGATATCTTCTATTCCATCTCTCTTCAGACGGTATTCAACACGGCTCCATTAGTCTCAGTAGCCCTCTCCCCCGGACGCGGAGAATTTATAGAACACAAGAAAGCTGTAGAGGACTTTTTAAACTGGTCCGTCCGTCAAGAGATGGATATCCGAAATGCCGCAGAACACGCATTCATGGATGTGGTCCAACTCGGAACAGGAGCCTTATTCACTCCCTGGATCACAGATCGAAAGAAAACCAAAGTCCACAAAATCATCAGCTCCCATCCCCAAGTCATGCCTTGGCCCATCGAAGATGTAGTTCTTCCGGCAGGTTCCTTTCAAGCAGTCCAGAACATGCCTCGGCTCTGGTTGCGTTCTTATCTAACCGAGTGGGACTTGGAATTCAATCGTAAAACCTTTGGTTGGAAGACTGAATTCGCAACTCCGGCTTCAGCAGTCGGCTGGGTCAGAACCAAACGAGAAGCTCTTGGAAACACGCATCATAATCGAACCGGGGAAATCTACGAAGTCTTTGACTGTTATGTGGACTACGATATAGACAATGATGGCTTCGAGGAAGAACTCTTAGTCACCTTTGATCGGCATTCCCAGAAAATCCTGAAACTCAGATATAATCCCTATGACCGCAAACCAATAGAATTAATGAGCTACCAGAAAAGAGCATTCCTCGGTTATGGCATGGGAATGATGGAGAAGCTTGGACCCTTTCAGCAGGAAATCTCCGATATCCACAACTACCGGAATCTCAATATGCTTCTGGCAAATACTCGTCTCTGGAAAGTCAAGCGCGGAGCCGGAATCCCGGAGAATATGAAGATTTATCCCGGCAAACAAATTACAATGCAGAATCCAGAGGATCTCCAAGGAGAGCAAATGGGAGAGATCTATAATTCCGCTCCTCAAGCTGAGATGCTTTCACTGAGTATGGCAAAAGAGTTAGTCGGCATCAACGAAATGACCTCCGCCCGTCCCAGTGGAATCCTCTCATCTCGTACTCCAGCCACTACTGCCCAGCTTGGATTTGCTCAACAGAATAGCCGCTTTGTCGCGCCTTTTGATTCCATGCGCTTTGGTCTTGCAAACTCTATAAAACAGGGAGCTTTCAGATATCAAGAACAGATCAAGTCAGGCAAGCAAGATGTTATGGATCACATCAATAATGTTCTGGGTAAAAGAGGTCAACTGGTTATCGACATGCTCAAACGAGAAGACTTCGATGAATCAGTTATCATAGAGCTAACAGCCACCTCAGAGCGAACATCTTCAGGAGCCCGTTTACAATCACTGTTGCAGATATCTCAGATTATGTTACAGTATTGGGAGAAGATAGCACAGCTTGGAGCCGTTGCCACGAATTCCCAAACACCAGCTCCGATGAGAGAGATCGCTTTAAAGATTTCCAAGGCTGCTGGAGAACTGGTTGAACGCATAGCTCGACAAATGGATACCATTCGTGACCCAAAAGCGTTTATAATAGAATTTGGGCAGGAACTGGATCAAGCAGCTCAGATTCAAGATCAAAGCACTATGAATGAGTTGGGTTTCCTAACAAACGCTCTTGATGAACTAGATCAGCAGAATCCTCAAGGAGCCCTTCAACCAACCTCTTAACCTACCTTTTCATACACTTTACAGGAGAACTTATCATGAGATGGATTACATATCTGGAGTCTAATAAAGAAGCGTATCAAAACTTTGAGGAATATCTTGAAGCCCAGATTGAGTTCTACCGAAAACCGCTTGAAGACACACGTAGTAATTATGATGCTCTGCGCGTTCAACAGGGCTCTGTTAAAGCCCTTCGCCAGATACAGTACATATTAAAGGAATCTCAAAAGGAGTCACAATCACATGGCTACGGAACCGATCAAACAAGAGACGGTCCCAGCTGATGGAACACCACCTCAGCCAGACCCTCAGCCCATCACACAAGAGCAACTCGATCAAAAGGTTGCAGAAGTCACCAAGCAACACGAAGAAAAACTCCAGCAAGAACGCGACCTCTATAAGAATCGAGAAACCCAGCTCATCAGTTCCCTAAACAACCAAAATACCCAGCAACAGCCTCCACCCGCAGCTCCAACTGTCACCAAAGAGGAAGCACTCCGTCACATGCAGGACGAAGGAGACCCTTCCAAAGTGATGGAATATTACGATAATCGTATGGATGCTCAAGCAAAATCCTACGAAGACAAGATTACCAATCTCCAGCAACTCGGTGGCAGTCAAATCTCCTCTCTTGCAATTCAGCAGGCAGAAGCTAATCCTAGTAATACTCATTTCTCCCGTTACAAAGCCGAGATCATGGAAGTTGTCAACCGCTCTGGTAGCTCTGATCCAGCAATGGTGCAAGAGGCTTATGTCTATGTCAGGGGAAAACATATGGATGAAATCCTCAAAGAGGAACAGGAAAAGATGCTCCGTCAAGCAGAGGATAATGGCGGTGTCTTAGTTCCAGGCGGGGGCAAAACCGGAAGAGGTAAACCAATGGATGAAGGACCGAAACCTGAAGAAGTTTATAGCGATAGAGCCCAGAGTCTTCTAGAACAGAAAAACATTGACGCAGATCAGTTCCTCAAGAAAGTAGGAAGTTCAATGCCTTTCCGTGATTATGAGGCAAAGGAAGATGGAACTCTGAAATCCAAGAGAGTCAAACGATTTGAGGGAGGATTCAAAGACCTTCAGAAAGTTGAAGAAGAAAACAAAAAGATGGAGGAGGAATTCGAATGGTACAACTAGACGAATTTGGACGACCCGTACAAGTAGAACCCAATCTTCCTCCCCCCGGCAACGAAAGGCAGGAGGTACTCAAGAAGAGAACCGACCAACTGGAAGAGCAGATCGACCAGAAGTCGGATCAATTCCTTGCTGTTGATCCATCCAAGATGGAGCCGGACAATGAAATTCTCAATGACATCGACAAAGGCTTTCTATACCCGCCCAGTGCTGATCCCAATTATGAATACAATTGGGTCCAGTGCCGCCATCCAGTAGACCATCCCTCTCGCATGGTAGAAATAAAGCTGTCCGAGAAAGTTAAAGTCAGCGGTAAGTGGGTCCGTCCTTGGAAGGTTGTTATGGGCAATGATCCAGATGCCAAAGGACTCAAGATATCAGCAGAAAATACCTGCACCATCGGAGACGTACTTCTAATGCGTTGCCGTAAAGATCATTATGCTCTTCTGACACTGGAAAAGCGCAGGAAGACTCTTGAAAGAACTTACGGTACTGATTCAGCTCTTGTTGATATAGCTCTTAGTCACAACGCCTCTGGCGGAGAAGCTGCTTACAGTAAATATAAAGAAGACGCGAACTTTTCTTTATTCGGAAACGCACTAAAAATGAAACTTGATAACATGGTCAGGACCGGAAATATTCCTGGGCTAGAAATCAACAGGAGGTAAACATGGCAGTTCAAGAAATGACAGTGGGTAAGTTAGAGGGATTATCAGCAATCCCCATAAGAAACGGCCCAGAAGATGCTTCTATGACATGGGAAAGAGGATCTGTCTTGATTCCAGATCTAGCAACTGGTGAAATTAAAGAAGCGGGAAATGAACCTGTAGCGGATATCATCGGTATAGCTGTTGCTGATGCATCTACAGTAACTGGTACAGATACACTCTATGTCCCGGCTGATGTCTCTGGAGTAGTCTTTGAAGGAAACATTGGAACCAGCATAACTGCTGGTGACATTGCAGCAACCGATCTTTTCGAGGATTATCCTTTAACACTTACCGGCACTGAATGGTTTGTCGATAAAACCGACAATACTAATCCTGCTGTTCGAGTAACCGGCTTCAAGGACGCAATAGGAACGACCAACGGTAGAGTGTACTTTGTATTCATCAAAGACGCTTTACTTGTGAACACAACCTGATAAGGAGGCAGTAATGATTAACGCAACAAGTGGATTTGCGGAACTTCTTAATCCAGCAATCGATCGGATTTATCTGGATACCCGCAGAGAGCGGCCTCTGGAATTCAAGGAAGTTCTAAACGTCAGTAATCATATTCGTCAGAACGAGCAGGATCAGGAATTTGCCGGGTTAGGTGTTATGCCCTCAAAACCTGAAGGTCAACAGTTTACACTCGACCAACCCATTGCAGGCGGTGCTGTAACCTACACCGCAGTCCCTTTTGGGCTGGCAATGGAAGTCACGTTTGAAATGTGGCACCAGGATTTATTCGGTGTCATGGGTCAAATGGCCCAAGAACTTGCTCGATCATCCAGAAACCGGATGGAAGTCAATGCTGCAACAGTTTTCAATTCAGCGTTTGACTCGGCAGTAACAGGTTTCGACGGTGATGAACTGTGTTCAACCTCTCACACGACTCCGGGCGGTCAAACGATTGCCAATCGACCAGCCGTGGATATTGGGCTGTCAATCACTGGAATCCAAGATGGAATTCAAGCATTTGAAACTCTGGTTAATGGCCGGGGACTTCCCATGCTTCTGTCTCCATCCATCATAATGATTGACCCCGCAAACAGGTTCGTTGCACGAGAGATCTTAGGATCTTCGTCCAGACCTTTTACAGCGAACAATGAAATCAACTCTTTGGTAGATGATGACCTGAAAATCTTTGTATATCATTATCTGACAACCAGTACGAATTGGTTCCTGTTGGCAAACAAGGATCAGCACGATCTTCATTTCAAATGGATGAACACTCCGATCTTCGACTCTTTTGATGATCCTCGATCCAAGAATGCAGTCTTTACTGTATACCAGAACCATTCTGACGGGTTTGGTAGTTGGCGGGGCGTTTATGGCAGTACGGGCTAACCTTTCTCTGGAGGTTCCTCATGAACATCAGAGAAATCGCTCAATCTGCTATTGGATATACAGTCGGAGTTGATCCCCTGTTCGCCCAGAAATGGGTCTCAGACCGGATTGTGGAACTCAGTACAGCCACGCTTGCGAAACCCCTTCGCAAATTACTGGAGTTGACTGTTCCTGCCACAATCACAGCAGGGACGATAACGACTACTCAAGGCTCCAAGACGGTTACTGGGGATGCCACAGCCCAAGCTGTTTGGGACAATTCTCTTGTAGGAAAGTATCTCAAGGCCGACTCTAAAAACGGTTGGTTTGAGATAGCTGCGTTCTCCAACAACCAGATCACTCTCCGCTCCAATTGGTTTGATGATACAGTCACCGCTGGTGGCTATACTATAACTACGCGCACAATCACCCTCCCCAAAAACATTCGTGCCATAGGAGCTATGCGTGATCTAAAGCATAATACTTCTATATCCAGAATCATGCTGGATGATCTCGACTTTGCAGACCCCGGAAGAACACAAAGAGACGGAGGTCCACAAGTTTTTTCCGAGGTGGGTGTCAATGACAACGAGGAGAGAATCATCGAGTTCTATCCCTATACCAGTGAAGATGTCCTTGTAGCCTACACAGGCTATCTAAAGCTGGAGAGATTTGAAGGTCATCAAGAGGTTCCCAACTTTATAGACTTCTACATGATTATTGAAGGAGTCAAAATGAATATCTACGAGCATAAAATGTCCCAATCCCTAGAAGCCGGAAATGCTGACGTAGGGGCTACTTGGGGAAACATGGCAGCTCGCCAGAGGACTATCTGGAAGAATGCCCGAACAGATTTCATAGCAAACAACGAATCAGTGGAAGATGCAAAGTTTATTCTGGAGTCCTATGGATCTTCACGGGGTGAATTCCAAGGAGATGTAAGAACAGCCAGAGATAATATCCTCCTTAATTGGACACCCTTGACCTGATGACGACTACGGCTGGAGTAATTGTTACCGAAGTATTAAGAAGAGTCCGTGACGAAGCTGGAGCGGGGCATTCGAGAAGCTTTACCTTGGATATCATATCCCATGCCCAGAGAATTATTAATAGATTCACGGGATCAGTCACCACAACTGGAACCTTAACACTTCAGCCGAAGAAACTGATTTACGATCTGACTGGAACCTTTACGGATGCTCTCGTAGTCACTGAGGCATCTTATCGTGGAGAGGAATTAATCAAGACAAACTTCCAGTTTCTGACAAATGTAGATATCACATGGCCGCGCACCATCAAGGGAGAACCCGAAGTATTTGCCCAAATTGGCTTGGACCTTTTATTGATTTATCCTGTACCGGTAGATCCGGCTGTTGTTACTTTGACCTATATAAGAGATATAGGACTGATCCCCGGAGAGGACCAGGATATGAGTCTTCCAGATCATGCAATCCAGTTAGTCAGCGATCTGGCGACTGCCGTACTTCTGATCCGACAGAGAGACTTTGCTCCAGCAGTTCAATTAATCCAAGAGTTCGAGAAGGATTTGGAGAGTTACAGAGATGAGTAAAACAACTGTAGAATCTTTAGTATCCGACATGGCCTTGACTCAGAATGAGGCAGGAACCACTGAATCCTTTTACCAGAATACACTGAAAGAACTCAGCCTGAAACCTTTGTTCACTGATGTCAGGCTTATCGAAATAACCGCTGAAACCTCTCAATACACAATCCCTGATAATGTAGGTCTCATCCTGGAAATGTTCTATGACTCAGAAATAGTTTTCAGAGAGCCTTTAACATCCATGAGTGTTCATAACAGGAACTGGAAAGATCTCAAGGGACCACCGGAGTTTTATGTGGTAGAATCCGAGACATCCAAGCAATTCAGATTGGTCCCGGAGCCTCAGATTTCCAGCAAGGATTTCTCGTTTCTTTTGGGAGAGCCTCTGGGAAGGGACTTCCCTGAATACTCAGTGGGACTCATTCATACAAAAGTCCAGAACGCGAACCCAGACTGGCTGGATCTTCCGATTGCCTTGAAAGTAGTAGCCAAGGAATTCCAGAAAGAATCCAAATACCAAGACCCGGACTTTGCTCAAGTATGCAACCAACTTGCTGATTTGGTGCTCAATGGCTAGAAAATTTTACAGGGTAAACGCAACGGAGAAGCTCCAGGATTTGATTGTGGACCTGAATACAACTCTTCAGGAGATCACAGTCCAGCTCCAGCGCATTGAAGGCCTTGATGGGTACTCAACAGAATTATTCGGTCCGATCAAGCATACCGGAGACACAGTAGGGTTTTACTCAGCAACTCCGGTAGTCCAAGCAAATGCAATAGCGGACTCAGCAGGTTCCTCAGCACAGAATCAAACAGCGATCAATGCAATGCTACCCGTTCTCAGAAACTTAGGAGTTATAGCCAGTGCCTGACGTTACATTCAACAGATTCGATGGTGGTCTCTTTCTTGAAGGAAGAAAGGATCAGCTCCCTGAGAATACCCAGAGACGCAATAAAGGGTTACATCCAGATTCTCTGACTACTATGAAATCCAGAAACGGTTCCATATTAGTCAAGAGCCTTGATGCCCATTCCCTCTTCGAGTTCAACAATCTCCGCTTTGCCGGGGCCACTACAGTATTCTACCGTGACGGCTCTTCAGTCAAAACAGGTCTCACAGGAGACCGCCTCCGGTTCGCCAAGATGCCCCCCACTCTTGGTGTTGAGGACAGTCTATTTGTCGCCGGGGGCGGAGACCTTTTTAAGATAAACGCAGCAGGAACTGTAACCCAGTGGGGAATTGATGCTCCACTCACAAATCCCACAGCAGCCGTAGGAGCCGCTGGAGTTCTCAGCGGAGACTACCAATATAAGATAACCTTCACAAATACAGCCACAGGAACTCGTTCCAACTCAAATCCCGTAGCAGCATCTGTTACTCTGTCTTCTGACAAGGCAGACCTTTCATCTATTCCCGTATCCTCAGACTCCCAAGTCGATGCCAGAGAAATCTGGCGCACTGTATCAGGTGGGACGAGTTTCTTTTTAGTGGCGACAATCCTCGACAATGTGACTACAGTTTTTACAGACAATGCTCCTGATGCCGCTCTCAGTGGAGCAACCGAGCTTCCACTTGATAATACTCCTCCTCTGGATGTCTACAATGGCTGCGTTGGTCCCCATGTCGGGAGGATGTGGTGGTATAACGATTCCACTCTCGGAGCAAGGGGCAGAGTCTACTTCTCTCCTGAAGGCCGCGCTGAAGCCGTTGAAGGAAACTTAGATGTAAGCAGCGATGATGACACGATAAATCCAGCAGTTCTTTGGAATGGGGTTTTATATGGTTTCACGCCTACAAAGATTGCTGAAGTAACTGGTTCAGGTGCCGAGGGAATTTTCACAGTCCGTGGTATCGAAGGAGCTCCTGGAACCACTCAACCATTTACGGTCATTCCTACTACGAATGGAATCATCTATCAAGGCCAGAACTCAGTCCTGATATTCAATGGAATCAAAGCAGAGCCTTTAAACATAGGCCCAATCGAAGGAATCTTTAAAGGAGAGACTCTGGAGGACATTACAGGTTTCACTGGAATCGTTGCAACGGTTACAGAGACTGAATACATTATCTCCGATCTCTCAGTTACTCTTGCCTATAACCTCGTAAAGAAGACTTGGAGGAATGTAGGAGTAGGCACAAATGCTTTATTCTATGAAAGAGAAACAGGTAGCCTTCAAGCAACTGTTGCTGCCAAGATTCAGTTACTGGAAAATGTAGGAAGTGTCCTCGATGATGCTACGGCAATTGACATCGAATGGGAGATTCCAACTCTGGCAATGGACCCGGACAAGGATGCTGTAATCAAGAGTATCTTTATTGAATCAGATACCCAGGATGAAACACTGACTCCGACCCTGTTCATCAATGAAGTCTCCATCGCACTCCCACTCCTGAAGACTCCTACAAGAACAATCCAGCAATACAAAATCCTTAAACCCGGAAACCGCCTGAGTCTTCGCTTCGCAGGATCAGTTTCCAAGCGGGTAGAAATATTCCGTATCCTTTATGATATTTACGTTCCGAGGGAAAACAATGTATCTTTACAACAGCAGGGACAATAATCACAATTTACTGGTACAGCAACTATGGATGGAATTAGAGAAATCCGGCGATCTTCAGAAGATGTTTTTCAAGGGAGAGCAAACCAGCTCCTACGACTTTATGACTCTACTGGCTGCCCCACGCTACTCCTTTTTCGATGTAGACGAGAAGGGAATCTGGATGCTGGTCTGGTTCACTCCTTGGCTGAACTCAGCATGGATGGGCCTGTGGTGTCGAGAGGATATGAGACCGCATCTGTCCTTCTCCAAGAATCTATTCAAGATCATGTCAGAGGCTTTCAAACTGACTCCGGTTATTATGGGAGTCACTCAACAACCAGACCTTCTGGAGATTCACAAGAAATTGGGGTACAATATAAGTTTAGTAGTACCAGAACTTTTTGGGGATTCTCCTGGTTGGATGGTATATCTCCACAAAAACGACTTCAAATACATAAGGAAACCTAAAGATGGTAGTCCCATTGGCAGCAGTAGCACTACCTAGCGCACTATTTGGGGGGAGTGCCGCAGGTGGAGCAGGATTAAGTAGCCTATTAGGTGCAGGTGCATTAGGTGGTTTAGTGGGAGGAGGAGGTAAAGGCGAAGGCCCGGATATTACTCCGACTGGTCCCACTTCACCTAAAGGAGTAGTCAGTACAGGACAAGAGTTTTTGAACCTTATCCTTCAAGGTGCTCCCGGCGAAACTAAATTGGAAGAGGCAATCAGTGGCTTTGATTTACCTTTACAGCAACTTATCGACGCTATTCAAGGAAAGGCTACAGGCACCTTAGCTCCTCTTATTGCACGAGGAACTGAGGCCAGCCTCTTGTCCCAATCTGCTGCAACAGGCGATGTAGAACGGTTTGCAGCTCGTCAAGCAGGCGGTAGAGGACAGTTTGGGGTAGATAGGCTGTTGGCTCAAACAGGTTCAGAGTTTGGTCGTCAGAGAGCTGGAATCCCGCTGAATGTTTTCACGAATACCATTCAGAATTTTCTCCCCCTATTAATGCAGAAAGTCCAAGCAGAGTTAGGCAGAGCTGCAACGGGTCAAGCGGCACTCAGTTCGGCACAGGCTTTTGAACCTGTCAGTTTAGGCAGGCAGGCCCAGGCAGTTCAGAGAGGACAAGCAGGAATTCCACCGGAAAGTAAGGATCTTAGCGGTTTTGGGACAGCACTCGCTCTTGGTGCATCTTCATTCGCTTAGGGTAAACATCATGGCACGCAGAAATAAAAATGCGATCAATAGTCTCTTCCAAGGAATAGCTCAGGGACTTCAGCTGAATCAGCAGATTCAACAGCAGAAGAGAGCAAGAGAACTTAAGGAGAAGGGCTTTGCATTGCAGGAAAGGGGACTGGAGTTACGTGAAGGACAACTGACACTTGACGAACAGAAAGCTTTAGAGGCGCAAGAATTTCGGGACAAGTTCTTTCAGCAGTTAGTTCCACAGCTGGGAGGTCAAGCTTTGCCAAGTTTAGGTACAGCTCCTACTCCAGCACAGCAGCCAGTTATACAACCACCTCAACCATTCAATCCTCTAGGCGGTCCAGTACAACCAGCAACTCTAGGAACTGTTACAACTCCACCTGTGCAGCCAAGAATTCCTTCGATAGTATCCGAAAGGCCGTCAGCTCCAGATATCTCCGAGATTACAACAGTTCCTCAAGAAGGTTTTCAACCTGCACCACGCCCAGCAGAAAGACCTACAATTCAGCCGGGACCGGGTCAGATTCCTTTTGATACTCAGACATTCGGTTTGGAAGTTCCGCAGCCAATACAGCCAACGATTGTTACTCCAACTGTAATTCCTCCAAGACCCCAAGCCAGAGAGCCGCAACCTGTAGAACCGGACGTAAGAGGACAGCAACTTGCTTCCATCCAAGACTTCATATCACAGCTTAATGTAGTTCGTATAGACTCATCGACTATCGTAACCTTGACCGTTCCCGGTGGTGGCTCTATCTCCAAAACAATTGGTAAGAATGCTACATTGGACCAGAAGTTTATTCACTTTAACAATGAAGTCTCAAAGGCATTTCCTAGTATTAACGCAGCCGACAAAGCAAGATTATTGGCAAACAGTCCGATGCGGAATTCCAAGGAAGCCAGAGCATTTTTTGATCGTGAGTTTAATAAGGAAGTCAATCAAGGACTTAAGATTAAGCGGGACAATTTCCGCTTGGACAATAAAAGGAAGCCCACAACTGCTGAGAATAATGCACTATTAGCCGAATCAATCAATAACGAAGTAAATCGTTTCAACGGTTTCGTTTCTAAGCGTCATGAGAAGATGTTCCAAGAAGCTGATGTCGAGACTTTTGAACTTTCTGATGAAATCCAAGCAGAATTACAACAAACTTTCAGAAGTCCAGCAGAGTTTGCACAGGCAATGAAAGACGATTCTAAAGGTACGGCAGCTGTATTGGAAAAGGCTATACAGAAAGTACAGAAACGAAGAATTGACTTGGAGTCGAAGAAGGGAACTGCTGTAATAGAAGCTAAGATCACAGCCGGATTAAAACTTCCGGTAGACCCTAACGACCTCATCAAGATAATTAACCCAAAAACTTTTGCGGGATTTAAAGCCGGAACAACTTGGCAAGAAATAAAAGATGCGAATGGGGTTGCTATAACTGCCGGACAGCGTACAGCATTGGCAAACATAAATTCATCTTTGGACAATGTAAGAATCATTACAGAACTCGCAAAGAAACTATTTACTGATAATAATCTTCTTTCGAGGATTATACAAGCTGGACCCAATGCAGTACAACAAATCACACAAACGAATCCAGATGCAATTCTTTACGAATCTACTGTAACAGCTGTCACCAGAACTATTGCAAGAGCCTTCGGCGAAGCCAGAATTACCGACTTTGATGCAGAAGATTTTAGAAAAAGCTTCCCAAAACTACTTCCAGGAAGAGGAGAAACTTTCTTTGTTCCGGACAGTAAGACTTTAGCCGATAAAAAGTTAGCACAACTGGCAAGAATTATCGACAACAGTCGCAGAAGAATTATTGGGCAGCCTCCAATAACGAGCGGAGGATTATCACCGGCAGAGAAGACTGAACTTGAAGCCTTGGAGAAAGAACTTGGTAGATAATGTAATCCCCAGTCAACAGCTGACAACGGAACAGAAGTTTCTCCGCTTGCAAGAACTCCGTAAAAAGAGTAGATTGTTTGAGCTTCAGCAGAAGAAGCTCGGATTCAACATAGAACTTGAAGAAGGACCCGAACTCGAAATCAATCTTGATCCTGACAAAGCGGTAGTTCCCACACAAGAACCTCTTGTGGCACCAGAAGAAGAAAGATTCCCTACAGGAGCAGTCATTGGCGGAACAGCTGGTAGTATTGCAGGGATTCCTGGTGGTCCTCCTGCGATGGCTGGTCTTGCTTCATTAGGTTCTGCTGGTGGAGAAGCAATTCAACAAATTATTGAGCAAATAACATCCGATCCAAATGCACCACAAACGACCAAAGAAGCTATGCAAAGAATCGGACAAGAAGGAGTCTTTGGGCTGATTGCTGAGGCTGGAGGACAAGGTATTGTTAGAGGAGTAAGAACCTTAAAGAATACTGGACTTGCTCCTTTTGCTGATTCCTTGCTCCCAGAAGATATTGCAGCAATACAGGCTTTTGAAAGACTTGGTATTCAACCAACTCCATTCGATATTACCCGAAGAACATTCGTGGGCAGACTGGAAAGCTTTGCAGGACAAGGACTCATCTCTGGTGGTATCCTAAAGCGTTTCAATAACAAACGGATAAATCTATTTAAAGCTTTCCAGAATAGATTCTTGGAGAAGACTGGTCCCAAGAAAGTAATGTCTGCACTCGGAGAATTTGCGGAGAGTTCCTTTGATGACACGATTAAGATTCTGGATGATGAAGCTGGAAGACTTTTCGCTAAGGCAGAATCATTAGCAGGAGAAACTAAAATCATTCCAACAGCGGAATTGAAGGTTGCTGCAAACACGATACTGGGGCAGGAAGCCTTAGTAACAAAAGGACTTCAATTCAGATCAATACAGAGGCTGGCAAACGAGATGAAAGAGCTTCCAGAGTTTATAACCTTTAAACAGGCAAGAGAGATTCAGAAACGCCTTGGAGCTAAGACTGCCAAACTCAAGAATCTTCCGGAAGGGGAAGTCAAACAACTCTTTAAAGGAATTGCTGAAAGTATTGAGTCGGCTCAGTTTAAGGGAAAGGGAGATAAGCAGGAAGCTCTTACAGTATTACGAGAAGCTAAGGATCGTTTCATTGAGATGCTTGAGTTGCAGAAATCAGGGCTTGGAAAAAAGATTGTAGGCAAAGACCCAGAAGATTTATTTAGGGGGATATTCCAGACTGGTGATGTAACAAACATTAAAGCCCTACGAAGTATAATTGGAGAACGTGACTGGCCGATGTTCCAAAGAGCTTTCGCTGACGATCTAATGAGTAAAGGTAACATTGAAAACTTTAATCAAATCATGGACAAGCAACAAATGGAAAGCCTTCAACAAGTTTTTACTGACGGTCAGATTCAAGTCTTGCAGGATATTGCTACAATCGCCGAAAGATTTAGACCGGGCGAGTTAGCTCAATCGGCTCGTGTAAGACCTGGATTCAACCTAATTAATATTGGGCAGGGTGGTCTGATGGTTAACCTAGCCCTGGGAGAAAGAGGGGTTGGGGATAATAGACTGGCTCAGGGACTTATTGTTTTGTCTCCTCCTATGATCGCAAAACTTCTAACAAGTCAAACGGGAGTTCGCTGGTTGACTGTCGGACTTAGGCTTACTAACGATCACCCACTCGCAGCTCAAGCCATGCAGAACATTACAGACGTTCTTATTGGCTCTGCTTCAAGAACAATCGCAGCTGATCCTAAAACTCGAAGCCGGTTCATCAAGCAATTCAAAGATTCAGGGCTTCCAATCCAGCAGTTCTTCCCGAATCTACAGAAACCGGACGGGACTTTCAATAGCGTAGAAGACTTCAGAAGAACCATAACAGGAGAGTAATCACTATTGAAATCTGTAGAATAGCCTCAAATATAATCTTGCCCATTACCCTAACCTCTTCCTCTTCCACACATAATATTTAGCTCTCCTATCTCCCCGGAAATCTATATCCACATGCCCGGCTTCCATAAGAGTCGCTATTATATTTGCCAGATACTTTGTCGTAACTCCCCGCCCATAAACTTTTCTCAGGAGAGTTGTATGATTAATACCGTCCCTTGATCCCTTAATAAATTTAACGACTATATCAAAAAACATAGACTCTCTCGTAGTTGCGTGAATCTTTATAAGAGGCTTGACATCACTATGCACTTTAGTCACCCATTGTTGAGCGGCCTGAATATGAAGGCCATTAATTACCAAGTTATATCTATCATGTCCCCAACATGAAAGATCGCTCATGGCAACCACCATTGCAACCTTCAGGATAATATCATGCTCCCGGTTCCACATCGCACTCTCCCACTCTTCATCAGGTGGTGGACGATTATGAAACCAAATAGCATCAATCTGTTCTGCTTCCGGTGAGAGTACCATCTGACCCTCAACGCGGCAGAAACCTTGTATTCTCCTTATAAGATGCTCTTTAACAGCGTCATAGTCCCAAGGAACTGTAGGCTTATGAATGCGGCGACTGTAATTAGCCTCCTCTGAAACTACTACAGTTCGAGCAAAGAACCCGCCAGTGATTGCATCCTCCGTAATACTCTTTCGCATCCACTCCTCGGTACTCCCACCAAGCCAATTAATCATAGGTTCGTCAAGCAGCTGAATACCATGTACTCCCGTAGAATCAGTACACTTGGTATCTGTTTCAGTGAACATGGCAGTCATCCAGCGAACCCATTCATCAGCCAAGGGACCGGAACCAATGTCATTAACCAGCTCTGGTGAGATGGTATATATCCTGGAACCGTGATACTCTTGCGCCTTAAATCTTGCAGGACGGGACATGAGCTGGATATTTCCCCTCTTAGTGGTAGATATTCTATGGGGATTTATGATTCCAGGTTCATAATCCGCAAACTTGTGGGCCTTGCCGATAGCTATACCCTTACCAACAGCCGAAGGACCGATCAGGAGGACATAGAGATTCGGGTAAAGCCTATCCCCCTTGAATTTCTCCAACCATATATTATTCCCCATACAAGCAGCCAGAAGGCTGATCGAACTCCATTTATGAAACGAATCAGGAACCTGAGAAGTTCCACAATGGTACTTGTAAAGAGCTATAAAGTTGGTATTTGTCTCATACTCATACCTTTTTTTCACGGGGCCTGAACTCCACATCACCGGATTTAACAGCTTCGCGCATCATGGAATCAAGGCTACGAGCTTCACGCTTGAGGGACTTGAAAGCATCATCCATCAAGGGATGCCTCTTGTGAGCCTTCATGATATTGAACAGTCTCCGCATGTGGAGAAGTCGTTTGTCGATTGAGTCTAGGGTTGGTTTTTTAATCATAACTTTTTACAGTGTGCTAGAAGGATATTCTCGCAGCATTTTTGGACAGCCCCCCAAAGAGCTTTCTTCTCTATATTCGAAGGGTTTACAGTTAGAGGCTCTGTTATAAAAATATTCTCCTCTCCTCCATCAATATATAAACGAATACTTGATTCCTTATGCAACAAATACCGTTTGTTGGTTGAACCATCCCAACTAGAAAAATCTTCTTCAAGACTCTTTACAACTTGCTCTAAATAACACATCCTAACCTCCTATAATCTCTTTTATTTTCTCGTTAAATTCTTCCCTACTCGGTAGTCTCTTCCACTCATGATCCCCAGCCCAAGTCTTGCCAATCTTAAAAGTCACCGGCACCGAAAGTGGCCCAGCCGGATACTCAATAGGCTCTGCAATCCATCCTTTAAAGGCCAGTGCTACATCATAGGCTTCCTCGATACAGGTATTGAACAGCAGTGAATCATGAACCTGAGCCAGGATCTTGGTATACATTTTACCCTGCTTCAACCAATGATGCATTGGAATCAATCCCTGTTGATTGATAAGGTCAGCAGCATCCGATTGAAGAGGCCACGAGTAAGCTTCTCGATAGAGATCGTCCCCGAATCTATCAAAAGGCCACTCGATAACACGGCCAAAAGAATTCGTAAGTTTCCGGTGATCCCAAACCTGCTGACGGACTTCAACAAAGTACACATCCCGGATTGCTGGTTTCGTCTCGAAGAATCGTTGAATCAGCCAATCACATTCAGTGACTGCCATTACGGTGCCTTCTTTTAATAATTCGTCTGCCAGTTTCTTTCCCTGCATTCCTCTCATGACTCCATGAGATGTTTTCTTGCCTAGATAGTACTGGAGGGGAGTAGGGTCTTCTACTCCATAAATCATCCGAGCAGTTTCTGTATGCCCGTTAAACTCCCAAGGCTGGCTTTGAGCCTGCTTGACTAGGACAGGATCACGAGTGAGCATATAACAGATGCGTGATTCTACCTGGGAGAGGTCGAGTTCCATGAGGAAGGGAGTCATTTCATTTTTGCCTTTCTTATAATAACTCTGTGTTGATTCTCTTTCTTTGGAAAGGCTTCTGGATTCTTAATTCTATAACGTTGAAATTTCCTTGCGTCCTCTCTCGTATGGAGCATATTACGATAAACAGTTTCAACAACCCAGACTGGCGAATTTGTATTCCTCATTTCCTCCCCTCCTCCAACATTTCAGGATAAGTGATTTCTCCAACACAATGCAACTTCTCCACCTGAGCTTTGAGAGCATTGATATCAATTTGAGCCCACTGAGCTTCCTGTATGTGACCTATTGCAATACCTAGTCCAAAGCTGAATAAAATTGTAAGTCCGATGTCGAAGGGTTTCATTTCACAGCCTCTTTTGCAAGTATCCCGTAAAGGTCTCTTACAGCCGCATAAATAACAATCCTATATTCAGACTTAGGACAATCCTTTTCAGGATCAAGGTCTATTCGGTATTCTTCAAGTTCTTTTAATGCAGTTTTGTAGTCGGTACAAAATATACCTTGAGGACCAGCAGGCACTTGATAAGTTCTTTTCCACGGGAGTTTAACCTCAATAACATAAATAAAAACAGTTTTTCTACTCATTTTTCATTTCTCCTCCTTCGGCCCAGTAATTCCAGTCTGGCCCTGATATTTTCCGCTGTAAGGATTCTCCACTTCCCCGCACTCGAAGAATATGATTTGGGCGATACCAATACCATAGGGCATCTTAAGAAGCTCTGTTCCTTGATTCTTCAACTCAAGAGTAATCTGTCCCTCGAAGCCTGGATCAATTAAAGTATTGAATACAGACAATCCCCTTCTGGCCCATGTAGATTTGTCCTTGATGAGCCCTACTATATTATGCGGCATTTTAATTGTTTCGAGGGTACAACCTAGACGAAACCCACCCGGCTCGATCTTGAGACTTAGAGGTGATCCCCAAAGAAGTTCCAGCTCACTAAGCCTCAAATCATAACTACAACTCGACAGTCCATAGGAGACTCCCTCAAAGACTTTCTTCTCCAGTTCGTAGGGAGTCAACAAGTTATGATTCAGGATTAATTCTTTGATTTGTTTATCAGCCAGCAACATAAATGTTTCGAAGCTCCCGGTCAACGTTCTGGGCATTATCGCCAGTTCCGTAAGGATTACTTCCACTCGCCAATCTTCCCGTAGTCGTATTGAATTTATACTGACTTCTCAATCTTCCATCAGGGTCGATCTTTGCTTCTTTCAGATACCCAAGTAATTTATTCAGTCTCTGGCATCTAAGAATCTTCTCTCCTACAACATTCAACTTCTCAGGAAACCTGAGCATCAGAGTCCTAATTGCCAGTTCATCAGCCGTAGAAGTTTTCTCTTTCTTTTCTGGTCGGTATCGTTTCTGCTTGGGGAGTTTCAGGTCTTCATAGAGATACTCTTGAACCTTTTTACTGGAAAGGGCCTTCGCTCCATGCAGAGGCTTCTCTGCCAGTTCTTCGATTTCTTTGAGGAGAACTTGAAGCTCCTCCTGAAACTGCACCCGCCGCTGACTCCTCTTTTCAATGTCAGTCTTGATTCCAGTCAAAGATAGCTCCAGCAGAGGCTCATACAAGTTATAATAATGCTTCCAGTAGAAATCCATCCGCCCAGAATCCTGGAGCATCTTCAGGAATTTCTCGTAAAGCTCAAAAGTAACCGCTACATCTTTCCCGTTGTATTTCCAGAGGACTTCCTGCTTCTTGTAATACTTTCCACTGGCCTCTGCTTCTTTGGTTTCTTTCTTCCAGAATGGTTCTGAGGTGTAGACTGATGCGAGGAAGTCAAGTGAGTGTTCCTCATTGGGGACAAGACAATGGTGCATAGCAAGGGTGTCCCAGTGCCAGTTCTGTATATCACAACCGAGCCAGTCCTTGAGCCAGTAGGTATCATAGAATCCATTGTGGAAGATGAGTGGATTCTCTCCTTCAATAAGCGATCTGATAATATCTTTAGCTTTCTCATTCTGTTCCTCCGTTTCCCAGTAGCCTACTGTAATAAAATACCCGCCATCTGATTCCCAATCTGGAGAGGGCAGCTTATGCTCCTTCTCATACTCCTCTACAATCCGGCAGATTACTACGAGAGGTCTCTTCTGGATCTTCCATTTCTCTATTGAATTGAGCTCTCTCTTCTTTGTATGGTAACTTTCGAGGGGATGCTCCTTGTGAAAGACTGCCTTGGAGATGCGGTCATTGGCTTTCTTCGTCTCTCGTTCCTTTACTTCTTTCGGTTTGTTGCCGGTAAGGTGGATAGAGCGTTTGACTCCGAAGGGAATGGTGAACGACTGCTGAGGTCCAGTTGCAAACCCTACACAGGTAATTCCTTCTTGAGGGTGGGTCTCAATATCTACAGCCAGAGGTTTTTGGAGCTCTAAGACCCTATATGCGTAGTTCTCACACTGATCCATTGGAGGAGCTATAATATGGTCCCTTTTCGGCAGTCTGACCTCCCGAAACCCTCCCTCATAAGCAATCCTCATCCAGTCATAGATACATCTGGCCTCGAACTTCTTTGCTCTGAGAGTCGCCGCTGGATGAATTGTAGGAATCACTTTGATTGTCCTACCCTCGTCTTCATAAGAGAGAATAGATCCTCTGAGGTCTGAGATATTATCCTTTCCTAAGAGTGCTCTGAGTGCAGTCTTCCCGGTTGGAATCAGAATAAACGGCTCCGGGAGTCCACTAATCTTCTTCCTCAGATGCTCTGCCCAATAATCCAACTCCTCTTGAGGAACCTTGGAGATGTCATTATTCCACGGACGGGATGGAAGGACATTTGTAATGTAAAACATCCCACGATGAAGTCCTGCTCTGGCCCACCACTCATTGAGCTTGAGCCCTGAAGCTCCTACAAAGGGCTGACCACGTTGTTCCTCTTCACGGCCTGGAGCTTCCCCGATAAGAATAAGACGGGATGAAGCATCTCCCCAGTCGGGGACTTGTTTATTGGATTGGATCATCTTCGTCCCCTATTCACTGTGATAAATACCGCTCCTAAGATTAAGCCTACCCAAAAGTCAATAATTTCCCACATCATTTCTTCTCCATAATCTTCAAGCACCGGAGGCAGGTTACTTTTTTATTGTAGCGAGTAACATTAACTCCAGAAGCGAACCAATTAGTAGGCCCACAAAGAACTCGACAGATAGCGTTAATACTCTTATGAACCTTCCGCATCTTCCTTCTCCTTCCGCTTCGCTTCGAGGGCGGCGAGGTGGGTTGCTTCGATTATTTCTTTAGCTGTAAGCTTTGGGACAGGACCACCTTCGTAGCTGTAGCTGATTAAATTTGGCTTTAATTTAACGAAGCCTGGGGTGTTGTCAATCAACAATACAAACTCCCTATCAGCCATAGCCTCCACCGTCCTGCCGAAGCCGGACCAGGATTCTAACTCCAGCTTCAAATCATCTAAGGTTCTTAATTTGCTTTCAACCCTATTAAGATCAAACCACAATCCCGGAGAGCTATGCTTATCCCATCCCCAAACTTCCTCTGCCACGGCTGTTATTTGCTCTAGGGTCATTTTATCTCTCGCTTCCAAACTAAGGAGTTATTAATTGTTGCTATGAACTCCCATCTCTCTTGACCTAGTTTATTCATTTCATCGAGGCCCCAATTACTGGTAAGCATGTATTCCCATTTCATTTTGATTTCTCCTCAAAGTACCGAGTCGCGGCAATAACAGCGGCGCGGGAAGTGTTGTTTTTGATGACTGGTTCCCGTCCCACTACTTTATTGCACCCTTCTCTTAGATCAGGTATAGACCATACAACTGAGTAAGGATCAGTTGCTGGTTGCCAAATGAATAGTCTACATCCCTCTCCTTCCATCACATCAGCAACCTCACGGATATAGGCGGAGTTGGATTCGAGGATGTTTGGTAAGTCATACCATTCCTCCCCATCTGAGTCTACCCAGCCAGTTACGTTTTCATTACGACCATGCCCTGAACCATCATCTCTGCGATCTTTGAAGCGTTTCCACCCCATCGCCCGAAAGTAAGCCTCAGTGACTTCGTTGTCAGTCATTTGTCTACCATTAAAGCAACACTAATCATGCTGATGCTTATTGAAATAAAACAGAAAACTAAACCAATAATGAATAAAGGTATCCATACGTTCTCTTTATTAGCTGGAGTCATCCAACCAGCAAAAATAAAAGGCAACCCTATCAGAAATGCTATTGTAGATTCAAGTATCATAACTTCGTCTCCATAAAAGCCTCGCAAACAACAAGGGTTAGGTTGTCGTTCAATTCCCGCGTCGCTTCCTGGATTGTCATACTTCTGCCTCTTCTAATTGCTTAATAAGCCAATGCACCATTGAACGTGGAACAGCTTTCTTGCCATCCTCAACATATTCTTTGATACATTCCAATGGCTCATGATCTGCAAGGCAGTCTGGGCAAAATATAAATTTACAGCACTCTGCTTCTCCGACTTCATTAGTAAATACATCACATTTATAACATTCAATCATTTTAGTTCTCCAAATTATTCCAAGCCCAATGACAACAAGTGTAGGGATCATGTATTGGGCCAACAAAATCACATTCACTACATTGAATAGCTGTGGCCCATCCAGCATCAAGATTTCTTGGTTCTCCGCCACACTTAGGGCATGGGTCTAGTTTATAATCAGGAAACAACCAAGCGTTACTTCTTAAAGTTCCGTCGCGCTCTGCTTCCTCCCATTTACGAATCACCTTGTCGCCTCCAGTAACGCCGTCCAGAATGCTATGAAATAGTTTTCATGAATAGACATTTCATCGTGCGTGTTTGCTACGCCTTCAGGAGTATCCGTATATTGACAATGCCATCTATTATCTTTGAATCCTTGCATCATACAAAGCCGTATTCCCCTCTTCTCCATCTCCTTTAACGCAAGGTGCATGAGGATGGGGGCAGAGGTAGTTTCCTCGAAGAAATGGTCCGCTAAGTCTTCTAGGCGTCCTGCTTGAAGCATATGTAAGGGCATTACATAGTAGTTGCCATTAATGGGATTATTTGCTTTTTCCAACCCCAAAAACTCCGCCGCCTTCTCTGCTAGTTGCTTCTGATTGGAGGGGGTCATATCTTTTCACTCCCTTGCGCTGGATCGTTGCAGGTGTGATACATCCGGAGTTTTGGAATATTTACAAGCGTTTCTCCGCATCTATCACACTGAATTGATTTCACATCCAGAGTTGGCTTCCCCACCCGCTCCTTGAGCCTGGCTTTTTCGGCTTTCAACTGATCCCACGCTTTCTTGTCAACAGTGGACTCTTCAAGACACTTCAAATCTAACTGACTCTTCGACCAACCTTCCGAGCAACGCGCCCAGTCCTTTTCCAGTTGCTCATTATCAGCTTTAGCAGAGGCCAGCTTGACGGTGAGGTCTTTGATTTTTGCGGCCAACTGAACATCTGTCCCTAGTAGCCCCTCTTCAGCAAGCTCTATTGTTTTGCGGTACTCATCCCGCTCCTTAGTGAGGGAGTCGATTTTCTGGACAGCCCAGACAACATCATCATTACTCCAATCAATTTGCTTACCACTTTTGCAATACTGGCTATTCACGGCCTCTTTTAAAAACTGATATCTGTCGGCTAATATCTTTGGATGAGGCAACGCTTCGTGACGCAACCGCTCCACTTCTGCGATGAGCCTTTGTACTATATTCCTCGGCGTCTCGTAATTTCCTGGACCATACCACCTATCAACCTCTTTCTTTGCTTCCTCAAGAATGTCACTCATTTTTCTTCTCCCAGTGGATACAGCCGAAGTCAGGGGCTGTGTCGAATCCGTCATATTTCCCATCAGCAGGCCACTCACCTTCAATTGGACTTTTAACAACAGCCTGGACATCTTCAGCGAACCTCTCGGCCCTACACATCCCAAACGAATTAGCCGGGTCATCTTTGTGGTAGGCATCCCACCACTTACAATCCTTACAAGTGTTCATCTTTCCCCCGTTCTAAATGCGGCCAGTGCTACGGCGCGGGTTTTGTTTTCGTTCATTTCTGGTTCTCTGTTCTCATCCCCAAGAGCAAAAGCAAAAGTATAACTCCATTGATTATCTCGAAATTCACTAAAACAGTTGAACCTCCGCTCAACCATCGCCTCCTCAATCAGGTGGCGGATAAAGGGGGCATTATAGCCTTCAAACATTGCTTTGCTGGTTTCCAGAAATTGTCTTGAATAATAGGATACCCAATAAGCTTCATCAGCTTTTTCGGCTTTCAGTAACTTAAAGACAAACTCTGCTAGGACTTCATCGGTGGGGGTCATTTTTCTTCCCTCATATATTTGCGGACCCGGAGATTGGTTGGGTGTCCTGTATGGTTCTTTTTCATGTGTTCAACGGCATCCCTCTTGACAAAGAAAATAGTAAAATCTCCGTCGTGGTCACTATCAGGATTCCACTCACTGCCAGTCCCATACTCAATAATCCATACATGCTTCGGCTTCATTTTCTTCCTCCAAAATCGAACCGGGTGGCGGGTTGCAACTTCCCTTCTCCATGAGAGTGGACCGCCCATCTGCAACCGCACCCTAGGATGTTGCGCGGCCTTGAACAGATGCTTTACCCGGCAATATATTTGAATGAGTTGTGAGGGTTGGCGTGGTCCGACGCCTACGTTTTATCCTTTCCCTCCTGTGTACTCACGACCTGATGTGACCAGTTCGTCAGTCAACCTAGGCTTCCCGATTTGCTTTCGCTCTCGCTGGCCCGTACGGTTGGGATTTCCCCAGCGGCACCCTGAGAAAGGCCCCTCACAACTCAAATTTAAATCAGACTGTGAGGCAGAGATTGATGTCTGCTTCAGGTTTCCAGACACACCCAGCTATGGTATCGATCCAAGCGTACTAACCTGCAAACTCTAGCCAGTGAGTTATCCAATGATGTGTCCTTTCCGCGTGTCCTTCCACGCCGCTCACAGTCCTATTTCTTCTTCTCCCGCAACTTCCACAACGCCGCTGATAACTCTTCGGCAATTTCGATTAATTCAATCTCCGATTTGATTATCGGATCACGCGCCCTGGCAATCTCCAGTTTCTTCTCCAAAAACTTCTGGCGTTGAGGATTGAGCATTATTGATCTACCTCCAAGTCTAAAATTCCTGCCCAGAGATACCCAGGTAATTAACACCAGAAGCAGGTGAGCGGGGCCTGAGTATCCCTAACGACTGGGCCAGCCGAGAATCTTCCCCCGCTAGATTAATCACTGGGCGGTAGGGTCATTGTCTGCCCTTTACAAGGTCTCTTAGGACGCACCTACGCTTATGCACTTAGGCCCAGCTTTATCGTAACTGCACAAAATAAGGATCTTTTGGATCAGTCAAATGCTTGGTCGTATGTCCATCAAAATCCATTGAATCCACCTTCTGATTACATACATCACAAGTCAACCAGACAACTCCTGCTTGTGGCCTCCCCGTTACTGGTACTGAGGAGGCAGAGGAGGGCCCGCAGGTGCCGATTGACCTCCAGCTGGGCTTGCAGGCATTCCAGTCTGAGGAGCTACTGGAGTCCCTACTCCCGGTGTTCCAGCAGGCATTGGAGCCGCTACTGCCGGAGCTTGGACAGGAGGCTGCCCATTATCCGATCCAATGACTTCCGGGGTCATGGTTCCAGGTTGGCCCCACTGAGAGACACGGGCATTGGTATACTTCCCGTCTTTGCTTGCTTTATGAACAACCTTTGCACAGACCTGCTTACCGACCATCTGCTGAACGATCATATCAGGATTCTGCCCAAGAAAAGGAACGCCCATAGCTTCGCAGCATTTTTTCATGTGTCCGGCTCTCTTTGTCCAAGTATCCGGTAGAAGAGCTTCAGGGTCTTCCTCATTCCCGATAAACCAACGCTCGTAATGAGTCTGCCCTAGATGAGTGACCGGTTGCTGGGCTCGGAATACTGCGTCATAGATCAACTGTCCTTCGTAGTCTCCCTCTTTTACGGACTCACAATTAAAAACATAAGCCCCCGGATCAATCTGTGTTGATGGATCATTTACTACATTTGGTACAGTACCTATCTTTGCCATTTTATTCTCCTTGATTGGTGATTGAAGCGATTACCGCTTGATAACTAGGCTCACAGGGATTTGGAGCATATTTGGAATTTGCGTTCCACATTGCGTCTTTCTGGGTTTGTAACTGGCGACCTACATTCGGGATATTAACCATACGATACATTTCGGAGAAGCCTCTGCCAAATGTGTTACCAAGATTTCCGTAGGTATCTGCCTGCCGGATAATTTCTCCGGTCTTATCGTTCTGGTATACTTTCTCGTGGCAGATCACTACAACATTCATTGGAAACATCCCGAACCTTGCGAATATCGCCATCTCAAGTTCCGATCTAGCCCCGCCACCCCAATGCCGGAGATCGAATTTTGTTCCTGGATTAAGCTTAAATTTTTCACGGAGCATGGCAGAAAGTTCAGCTCCGGAGTAAGAGTCAAGACTGATTGTATTCCAGTAATCAAACTCTTGGTCTATGTTGATAAGTCTCTTGCAAAATTGCTCGTAGGCTACGGGAGTAGGCTTGAACCCTCCCTTTATTGGATCTTCAACCCATTCCCCATCATGATAGTATTCCACCTGAAAGAGCAGTTTAGGCTCCTTCTCACGGCTCCAGACTCTTTTCATTGGAGCCCCTTGAAGGGTCTTTAATGGTTGGCCGTTGTCTAAATCCTGTACATCCCCGCATTCGAGATAGGCTTCATCTTTACCAACAGGATCAAAGAAGAATACAAGATTCGGGGTGGGCATGGTACGGCAGAAGGTACTTTTTCCGGCGAAGGGTTCTCCAACAATAAGAATATGTAAAGGTGGTATCTTCATCTAATTTGCTCCCATTCAATATAAAGTCCAGTTGACCCCAGCCCTAAAAAGACCGGACCAATTAGATAATTACAAAGGATATCATTTGTGTTAACTGTTAAATGAAATCCAACAAATAACGTTAGCAAGGCACAAATAATACCAAACCAATCATGGTCATTCATTCTACTGAGCTCCTACTATAAGGATGTGAAGTAGGGGGATTTTCATTTAAGAACCTCCAACAGGAAATAGCCTACAGGATGCAATGCTTGTGCCAAAAATCTTGGAACATCAACAACCAGACCTACTGTAGAAAATAAACAAAGAATTCCAGAAGACACCCCAAAAGCAAAACTTGCTCCATCCCAGTCCTTTTTTATTCCGTATTTTACTGCTTTGTAAAATGCTGTCCAAGACGCAAAACAAACTAAAGGAACCATAAAAACAATTGTCCAAGCCTCAACAGAGATTTTTGCTATTATCTCATTAAAACCATACGCAGCTTCCGGTCCTAGCTCTGCAATCTTTTCAACCAACCTGTCAATATTTTTATCAACCAGTTCTACAACCTTATCAATGGATTCTTTCGATTCTTTATTCATCTCACCAAACTCCTCAAATAACTTAATTGTTGGCCCATTAATTTCATCTGGCTTTCAACAGCCGTTCTACCAGCGGCAGTAATCTTGTATATCTTTCCCGGTCTCCGTAAAGAGAAAATCTCGCGCTTTTCCATTACCCTGCCAGCAACAAAATCTTTTCTTCGCAGCCGTTGAATCAGAGAGGCTACAGAAACCAAGGTTATCATCATAGGAAGTTTTATCTTATCTGGCCTTCTTGGTTTCTTATACAACCAGCAAAGAACCGTCAGCTCCGTCATAGTCAATTTCTTTTTCATAAAAGATATCCTCTTTATCCATATCAAGCAATGGGCTCCACGGTTTGTAATCAAATAACTGCTCTGCTGATTCAGGCTTTCGATTGAATGAGTGACAGAATTCCCGGTAGCTGCAATCCTGGCAGGAATTATTAAATACTCCCTGCATGGGAACCCTGCCAATGTCCTCTATAGACTTTACATTTTCGAGGATGTGAAGATAGTCCTGAGTAATCAACCGGGCATCCTGATACCAGCCCAAGAGTTGCGTTTTGTTCCGATATGCAGATTCCACCTTATAGTCAGCATGCTCATGGTAGCATCCCTCTTTCTTCTCAGGATTCCAGTATTTCATTCCATGTTCCTTACAGGTCCGATTAGACATCGGAACCACTTTCATCTTGAGGGCCATAATATATAACACCCATACAGCTGATCCAAAGAGTCTCTGTGTTGCGTAGAGGTATGCACTTACCTGCGAACCATTCTGAATTTTACGAAACCATCTGGTATCCAGATTATATCCAGTAGTCTTCCAGTCCACCACACAGTAAGACCCGGTTCCATCAGCCCCGAAAGTGTCCATCTTTCCAATCAGGTCAACTCCCAGATCAGGAAACAACCTGACTTGGAATCCTTTTTCAACATATTGAGAAACCCAGGGAAATTCTCTGTTGGGATGTTTGGAAGCCCATATCCTGAAGAGGTTTTCAAGATTAGCTAGATCATAGGTAGGCTTAATGTCTTCAAAATAGGGGAGCTTAGAGGAGTAGTGTTCACGAAGGGCCAGGATACAGACTTCCACATCCTCTCCATTAAAGAATTTCTCCCATGCTTTGTGCATGGCGGTTCCGGCTTCGAGTTGGGGGGAGCCAGCTTTGGGTTTGAGATGGAGGACACGCTCCATTGCAACTGCTGTGTGGCAGGAAGCGGTTTTTTCCATTGTGGAATTATCTATAAGAATTGGCAATTAACTCAAGCTCCTTTATTAGTTTGTGTTGAATCTCATAATCACCAACCACAAAAGCGTGGTCAGCACATTTGGCAAGAAACTTCCTGTATTCGTGTTCACGCACTTGAGGCTTGTTGCGTACGACCTCCCCCCTAACATAATTCGTATGTTCTATCATCCTAAGTTCGTAGGTTTGATTTAACATTTGTGTTGCATAGTGGAATTGTCGATTAGGACTGGCATCTTTTTCCCCCATATTTGACAAGAGCTTTACAAGATTTCTTAGGCTTCAATCGCCTCAGAGCTTCTTCATAAGCAGCCTTCTGTATCGTAACCATATCCGGTGGGAGAGGATTCTCATCACACCATTTGGATTGGATAATAAAGTTCTTCATTCACTTCACCTCGTTATTGGGTTGCGGGGGGTTGGGGTTATTCCATAGCTAATGTCATATTTTTTAAGGACGGCATTCCACGCGTCAACAAGCTCATTAGCCAACTCAGGGTTATACTCAACTCTGGCGATCGTATTACAGTCCTTGTGCGCCCTCGGATTTACATAGTCCAATGGACACGGCCCCGGTTGTTCGTCAATGATAAAAAGAGCGTCGTTCATTGCTCCGACATACAATTTAGGGATATCCATCAGTTCTTTATTTTTAAGAGCTTCTATCCTTCCACCTCCATTCAACCCGTTATTCAAGTAACTCTTAACTCTTTCATTATTTTGAGGCACCTTTTACAAGTAACCTCATTATCCTTTTCTGTGATCTCCATTGTATTAAAGTTAGGGCTGTCGCATTTAACCTCACCATAAAAACTCCATTTTGTGTCGTCTATGGATTCTGAAACCGCTCGATATAATTTATGAAGTTTCCGCATCACTCAATCCCCTCCACCGGATCAAACACCACATCAGGTATCTTAAAGAACACCCTGCGCTCGATCTTCGGCAGTCCAAGTATCAGGGCCTCCACAATAATAGCTTCCAGAGAAACCTGCTTCAAAGTCTCCTCTTTGATCTTCCAAAGCCGCTCTTTAAGCGAATCCGGGAACTTCCTGATAGTCGTAGCTCGGTAGCGTTCTCCGTTGATGGGTATGTTGATGAGGGTTGTCATTTCCAGTAGAACTCACAATCAGTATTTTTGACGATCTGCTTTTCAATCCACCGAGCATGTTTACGGATAGAGATAGAAGTTGCGTGATTGTAGCTTCTTGTCTGGCTCCCATCTACCGTCCTGAGATTCTTTTTCCTCATACTTGTATCGCAGGAGTTAATATCTCCAGGCAATGGACAATTATCACAGTTTCTATAACTAGCTTGAGAAGAAGAGGCATCACATAGGTAACAAGTCCAATCATTAAAAGTCCTATCAGCATAATCATAGAGCTTGTTCAAGTGCTTCGTATACAAATCACGCCTTCTTTTATTCGTCTTAATCATCTCTCAACTCCTCATTCAGCATGTTAGAAAGTATAGTCATTTGTCACCCACTGTCAAGTTATTTCCCTGTAAAAAACCTCATATTCTTTCCCAATCAGCTCAATATCCCAGAAACCCATTTGTTTCAAGTAGTTAGCATACTCGGTCAAGTCCTCAAGGTGTGCCATACCGGACACGTTTTTGATTTCCTTCAGATGTGACTTGGAAAGTATCATATGGATACGCTTACCGTTGAGGAAAGTATGGAGCTTGTGTCCGGTTTGATCTATGATGAATTTAATCTCCATTCAGCCCCACTGTTCTGCCATTGCGTTGGCAATGCCTTGGTAGGTTATTGATCTGAGCTTTCCCCTGTCTTTCGACGGTGCCATTTTGTGTATCCTCGCTTCTCTGCCCTCAACAATATTTGTCGGCACGAGTTCAGGCAAGCCCTTCAGCCACAGGCATGTTGCTTTAGTCTCTCCGTGTCCGAACTGCCAAGGCTGAATAATCTGATCCGGCTTTCTGATTTTCGTGCTAATAACGCCAATGGGATTTTCAATGGCAATTCTAGGGCTGCATGCTTCCATTAAATCACGCACAAAGGTTAAGGCTTGCTTCTGTTCTTTTTCCTTGCCCTTAAACCACCTTGCGCCAGATACCGACAAGTGAGTACAGGGAGGAAAAGCAATCATCAAATCCCATCCATCATCGAGGATTTCCAGCACGTCACCCTGGATGTGATATTTCGGGGCGCCTTCACATTCAAGCAGATCACAACTCCAGGCATCATGCCCCCGCGCCCTGAAAGAATCCCGGACAACTCCGCTAAATTCACATGCGATTAAGACTTTCATCATGGCACCAACCTGAATTCCCGACCACACTCACATACGAGCTCCATACCGGGAGGGCCACCTACCCAGCAGAGTTTCCTGCCACAGTCACACGTCCACTCGAATCTGCCAGGCTTGTATTTGATGTCCCGGGCTTTCATTTGAGCAGCACCCTTTGTGAGTCACCGTCACCTGTCAGGAGCTTGTACATTGCCAGGAACCTCTCCTCGGCTACTTCCGGAGCCAGGCATTCCAGCTCGATATCCAAGGGCTTGTAATCCTGCTCCCAGTACCATGGTTCAGGTG